CCATCAAGCAGGCAAGCCCGCCCCGTATCAGCAAGCCGGTTTTCATAGGCTTTGATCTCCGCTTCGGTCTGTTGGGATTTTTCCGCCTCGGCCGCGCGGGCGTTTTTAAGCTGTTCCTGATAGGCCGAGATGACGAATTCGCCCGCCTTCTTCTGGCGGTCCATTTCGGCGAGCTTCGCCTCCAGCGCTGTCTTCTGCGCTTCGAGGACATACCCGTCACGCGCCTCGCGCTTAAGCATGGGATCGTGCAGGGCGGCGTTGTAGAGCAGCATCAGGGCGATGCCGCCGACAGCGCCGAGGCCGATCTTGATGTAATCGAGAAACCCGAACATCAGTTCAACCCCGCCAGACAGAGTTCTTTTTCACCGATGCGGGTGGCGTCCCCGTTCTCGCGGCGCTTCTTCAGGCCGGCGATGACGCGCCCGCCAGCCTGATTGAACCACGTCATGGCCTGACAGGCCCCGGCCCAATTCCTAGCCGTCACCCGCCGCGCCGCCGTGGACCGGCACACTGTGGAAACGCCAACGTTGTACGCCAGATCAAGCATGGACGCCTGTACGCTGATCGGGGCCTTGTCGAAACCCGGAACACACCGTTGCAGCGGTTGATGAAAATCCTTTTCCAGCCGCTTCATAAGCATGGCCGAGCATTCGTCATCGGAGCAATAGCTGTTCCTTGTGACGCCCTTGGTTTCTCCAATCCCTACAGTCCACACACGGCCAAGGGCATCATAGTATGCCTTGTTCGACTTCCCCTCCCACGGCGCGGTCAGGTATGTGGCCGTAAGGGCCACAAGGCCAAGGCCGGAAGCCAGCGCCGTCTTTGCCCGTTTACTCGCCATCGCGAAATTCCTTTTGGCTGATGATGCGCGCCACGAATGCGGCGGCCACGGTGATCAAGGTGAGGATGGCGAAGGCGCGCGCCGAAATGGGCAGGCTGTCACCCAGCAAGGGCAGGGCGGCTTCAAAGCCGGACAGGATGCCGGCGAGCACGAGCAGGCGGATGCTCCAAGCGTGCTTGAGCACCCGCTTCCAGTCGGAACCGAGTTTCATGGGATGCCTTTCGATGTGTCAGGATTTCTTCTTGCGCCCGTCCTTTCCGGCGCCGCCGGAAGGCTGCTTGATTTCGAGCGTCGTGCCGGCGCCGCCCCCGCGGTCGGCCTTATGGCTCACCGAGGCGATGCGATAAGAGCCGTCCACCCCGGCCCGCGCGCCCGAAAGCAGATAGGTCGCCTCCGGTTGGGCATCGACGGTGAGCGTCATCTCCACCGAGCCTTCGCCGCCCTCGCGTTCGGCCTCGCGCTTGCGGGCGTCGGCGATGGAGGCGGCCTGATCGCCGTCCGCGGCGGTGCTGCGCACCACATTGGTGGAGTCCGGCAGATCGCGGTCGAGGTCGAATTCGACATCTTTCGAGCGGAAGTCCGCCTTCTTGCGATCGAAATAACGAACCTTCGCCTTCGTGAAGGACCGCCGGCCCTTGAAGGGCGCGATATCCCACGAGATCACGTTGCTGCCCACGATGCCGTAGACGACCGGCAGGCTGGCGCCGGTCGCGGCCTGTCCTTCGCCGCGCTTGGCAAGCACCGCCTGATCGCTGCGGATCTTGAAGGTCCCGCCGACCTCGCGCGCGAGGCGCTCGCCGAGATGCAGGAAGCTTTCGCCGTCCGCTGCCCAATAGTCGCGATGCACAGCGGCAAAGGCGGGATCGAGCCGGACCGAGGCCACTCCGGCGCGTCTGGCGGCCTCGTCCATGAAATCCTGCATGCTGGCGTCATCCATGTGGAATTGCAGCGGCTGCTTGATCTTCCCACGGCTGTCGAAGCCCTTGGCGCCGACCTTCAGGGTCCGCCCGCCGCCGCGCGACCCCGACGAGCGCACGGAGTCGACCGTGCCGGCGAATTTCCACACCCCGGCGATGGCCGTCCGGACCGAAGCGCCTTCTTCCGGCAATTCGATCTGCCCTGCCGTGTCATCGAATGTCAGGCTGCATGTGTCAGATGTCGCGCCGTCCCTGTCGCTGATCTCTATGTCGATCAGGTAGGGGCGCATTGCGCCGGTCATGTCGCGGCCATCGACCATGACCTGCCATGAAACAGTCCAGTTGTCGGTTGCCATGGAAGATCATCCGAACAGGGAAACGACGTCGCGGGATTGCCCGTCCGTCTCCGGCGGCAGGTCGGGAATGGTCACCGTGGTGCCGGGTGGAATGATGACGCCGAGCCGCGCCAGTCCCGGATTGAGCGCCAGCGTGCTCTCGACCAGAGACCGGCCGCGCACGCCGTATCGACGCCAAAGCAGCAGGTCGAGCGTGATATGGTCACCCCCGACGACAATGGTATCCATGGTGGTGCTCCTATCCGATGCCGAACAGCGACAGCAGTCCGGCAATGATCTGCTGGCCGGAACCGCTGTCGGGCTGCACCCGCGTCATGGTGATCGTGTGCTTGACCACGAAGCCGACGCCCTGCCGCGTGAGGCTGCTGTGGGTTTCCGAAATATTGGTGATCGCGAACCACCCCATCCGCATGCCGTCGCCGCGCTGAAGCGGGAAGCGCACGCCGTTGCGGCGCATCTCGTGCAGTGTTTCGAGTTCGTCCAGCCCGCCGATCTTGGTCGGCAGCAACTGGCCGGAAAGCGTGATCTGGTCATCGCCTTCCCCGGTGAATTCCTTGCCGGGAAAGGCATTGATAAGGGCCTTGGACGCAATGTCGGCGGAGGCCGAACGCTGCATTTCGTCCACACTGAAAGGCCGTGTATCCACGGTGAGAGTTCCGAGCATATAGAGCATCACGACACCGCATATTCGAGATCGGCCTGCGCGCCATCCATCGCCGCACGGAACCGGCGCTCCATCTCCGCCACCACCTTCTGCGCGAGCGATTCCTCGCTCATGCCCGGTACGCCGTGCACATGGAGCGCGCCGATGGTGAAGCTTCCGCCGCCGAGGCTGGACGTGCCGCCATTGGGAATGATCGTGCCGGAGCGTCCGGCGGTGAACAGTTCCGGCCCTTTCTCGCCGACCAGATAGGTCCGGCCGCCGACAACGGGTCCGCCCGCCGCACGAGCGCCGGCAACGCCGGGCAGCGGAATGGTGGCTCCGGCATTGTTGTTCGCTGCGCGATCCCGGATCGAGCCGCCTCCGCCACCGCCGCCCCCCAGCCAAGACGGCATGGACGGCCATTTGATGAGACCGGAAATATCGATATTGCCGATCGCCGCGACGATCTTTCCGGGCAGCGAGCGGAACCAGTCGACCAGCTCTCCGACCTTCGATTTTACCGCCTCGATAAGCCGGGTGGCGGCATCATAGCCCGACTGCTCCCACGCGGCCTTCTGCGCGTCGGTCAGCACTTCCCGGCTGAAGAAACTGGCGATCCAACTGCCGAAGGACTGCAAAGCCCCCATCGCGCTCTCCCATCCGGAGGCGATGGCGGACCCGATCGGCACCAGCCATTCGAGATAAGGCCGCACAGTGGCGATCGCGGGCGCAAGCTGCTCGCCGATGGCGCGGGCGACACCGGAGAATATCGAAGAAATTCGATCCCAATATTTCCAGATCACCACCGCGGCGGCTACGACCGCCGCCACGACGGCGACGATGACGCCTGCCACCGTCCCGCCGACCGCAGCGACTGCCGCGCCGATTCCCGCCATGATCGGCTCGATCAGGCTCAAGCCGGGGATGATGGCCAGAAGTGCCTTGCCGCCATCTATGAACTTGGCGAACATGCCATAGCGGGCACCGCCGGCAAGCGCCGTCTGCAAGGCGATCGTGGCGCCGATGGACCGCTGCGCGGCAAGAACTGCGCCGTTGAGCAGGCCGAATCCCCGGATCAGCACCGAAAGCGCGCCGCCGCGCATCCACAGCAGGCTGAACTGCGCGGCGATGGCCGCGACGCGCAGCGCGATCAGCGCGGCGGTGGTGGCGACGATGGCCTGCGTAAGCTTCGGATGCGCTTCGGTGAAATCCGCCATGCGGTTGATAACCGGCTCGGTGGCGTCCGTCAGTTTGTTGAGCGCGGGCAGCAGCGCCGAACCGATGGTGATTCCGATGCGCTCCATGGCCGCGCCGAACCGCTCCATGGCCTGCTCGCCGGTTTGCTGGCGGCGGATGAAGTCCGCATCCACCACGCCCTTGGCGTTGGCGGACGCATCGCGGATACGTTGGTATTCCTTCAGGTTCTGGATCAGGGCAATCATGCCCGCCTGCACCTGCGCATCCTGAAAGATATCGCCCAGCTTGGACAGGTCGCCGTGCGTGGCCTTCATCGTCTGTTCGGCCAGCATCTCGAAAATGTCACCACCGGCCTTCTGGGTCTTTTTCAACTCCTTGCGGATGTCGATGCCATGTTTCTTGAAAGCCTTCGTCGTTTGGGGCGAGATGATCTTCTGCATCACGTTCGCCGCATTCGTCGCCGCTTCCTCCGCGGAGCCGGCACCCTTACGCGCGATCTGGAGCATGGCGGCGAGGCGGGCCACGCCCACCGTGCCCGTCATGCCGAGGGCCTGCGCGCGGGCCGTCAGTTGGGGGAAGTAGCGCGCCATGTCCTTCAGTTCGAAGGCGCCTTCCTTGCCCGCCTGCGACATGATGTCGAGCGACTTGCCGAGTTCCCGCGCAGGCACCTTCATGTTGTCCATGACGGAAAACGAGGCGCTGGCCACATCGTCGACCGCGGCCTTGTAGGCGGTCGCGACCTTGGTGATCGGCGTGATGGCTTCCTGCGCGGACTTGGCGTCGAGACCCTTGCCCATCAGGTCGTCGATACCCGCCGCGATCTCGCCCGGTCCCTTGCCGAGATCGGCGGAAAGCTGCCGTATGCCCTTGCCGAGAGCACCCATGGCCGCGTTGGAGAGGTCGGCCTTCTGGGCGATATCGAGCATGACGCCCTCGAATTTCGCCGCGGCGTTCAGCGGTGCGGACAGCCCCTTGTAGAGGGCATAGGCCGCGCCGACTGCATCCATCATCTGGCCGCGCACCTCGTTGAGCCGGCGCGTGTTGTTGGCCTGCGCATTCTGCAAACGCTTCAGGGTCGCCTCGATGCCACGCGCCGGGGCCGTCACCCTGTCGATCAGCGACAGGATCAGGGTTGAAGTCATGACGGCCATGGCCGCACCTCATCGTCGGGAAGTGTTTTCAAGCCGCATCACGCGGGTGAGGCTGTCCGAATAATCGAGCAGCTTGTCGATATCCCATTCCTCGATCTGGTCGATCGGGGAATGGAGATGGCGAGCGGTCGCGGTCAGGACGTCGCGCCAGGCGACGGCGTGACCGCTGGCTTCGTCACCGCGTCCACCGCCGCCTGTACGGATTTTCCCATGAGGGGCGCCACCTTCTCGCCCACCGTTTCCAGATCGACGAGATCGAGTTCCTCGATCAGTTCGACATCGACGCCGGCGAGCGCCGCGAAGATCATGTAGCCGGCGCGTACCTGACTTTCGACGCCTTCCGCGACAAGCGTATCCTTGCCCTTCATGCGGCGGAAGGTGAGTTCCTTCACCTCCGTGCCGTTGTAGGGGACGGGATATTCGAGCGGCACGGTGACGCTGGTGATTTTTTCCATGATGGTTTTCTCCGGTTCCTGCTGGTCACGCGCCGAGGGCGCGGCGGACATCCTCGAATGCGTCGACGCCGTTGACGCGCAGGACGCGCTCCCAGAAGTCGATGTAGAAAAGCTCCACGCCGTTGAGGGTAAATTCGTAGTGGGTGACCTCCTTGAAAGCGTGATTGCAGCCGACGAATTCCTCCGGGCTGGCATCGTCCGGCGTCCATTCGACGATCGCGCCTTCGATGATGGCGCGGGCGGGCACCATCTTGCCCGCCTTCTTGTCGCGGCAGGCGGCGGCGAACACCCATCGCCCGGTCTGCCCGATGTCGCGGAAGACGTCGGTGTCGAAGCCCTTGATTTCCATCGCGGGTTCGATCGCTTCGACGCGCGGCAGCGCGAAATCGACCGCCATGACGCTGCCGCCCGGATTGTGCGAGGCGGTGATGAACTTGACGGGCGGAATCGTGAGCTTGGAAATGGTGGTGGCGCGCGAAGTGCCGGTTTCCTCGGCGCGGCGCACATCCACGGCGGAGAGCATGTAAAGCGGCTGCATGATAATGCCTTTCGGGAATGGGGGTGGATCAGGAAACGGACGACAGGCGCGCGACGATCTCGGCCACGAGGCCCTCGACCGCGGGGCGGTAGCGGCGGACTTCGTGATTGGCGAGCTTGAAGGCCGGGGCCGGCTCGATACCGATATTGACCGTGAGGTGGCCTAGCCGGATTTCCTCCGGGCTGTTGCGGTCGGCAAGGAACTGGACGTCCGACCCCAAAATGTCGTCGTCCACCTTGTGGTCGCGCAGCATGAAGCGGATGGAGTTGATCCACGCCTCGGCGGCATCGGCGGTGATCTTCGGCCCCAGAAACTGCCGCGTGATCTGCGCCATCTTCACGGTCAGGTAATCCGCGCCGCGCACCTGATGGAACTGCCGCCAGAGTTCGCCGGTATCGGCATTGTCGGTGCCGATAAAGACGAAACCGCCATCTGCCACCGCCCCATCCACGCCCACTTCACCGCGGGCGACGATGGAAACATTGGCTTCCAACATCTGTTGGCCCTCGGTCGAGCCGTCGAAAAGCGAGAATGGGATATTGCGCGACAGCCCGGCGAGACCCTGAATGGGCTGGTTGGCGATGGGGTCGAAGGGCTTGCCGCCGTGCGCGTTGTCGACGGCTGCCATCAATCCGGCAATGCGCGGCCCCATCGGCCGGGTGACGATGTTCGTGCCCTCATAGACGCGGGCGGCGACCCCGATCGGGATAAGGCGCTGCGAGTTCATCATCTCGCGGTCGCCGATGGCGAGCGGGGCGGACGTGTCGTTCACGTCCACCGCCGCGACCGCAAGCAGCCGCTCGCAGGCGGCGGGCAGGGCGGCCACCACAGGATTGGCCGTGTCGGCATCGGGACGGAGGGCGGTCCGCCCGGCCCAGACAATGCGCGGTGTGGCATTGACGGCGGAGGGGATATAACCCGCATTGCCGAGCGCGGCGGCGATGGCTGCGGCGGTGGCGGCAGGCGTGGCGCCTTCGGCAACACGGAAAACAGTGACGTCCGCCCCGGCATTCAATCCGGTCAACTGCGCGTTGATGCCGGCCACGGCGTCGGCGAGATATCCCGTGCCGAGCGCCTTGACGGCATCGGAATCGCTCGTCGAGATGCGCACCGGCGTTTCGGGCGGATACTCTGTGGCGGACGCATCCTCCGACGTCTCGATGATGAGGATCTTGGAAAAATCCGCACCCAGAACCGGCACCGGTTCGTCGTTGGGGCGCGTGAAGGTCATGCCGAAAGTGGGGTTCGACATAGGAAACTCCTGTCAAGTTTTGGATGCCCCGCCACGGGCCGGTTCGGGCAAAGAAAAAGCCCGCACGAGGCGGGCTTTCGGGGTGGTTGATGGGAGAAGGCCGCCCGGAGGCGGCCAACTGTTTCCGAATGTTTCCAGACGTTGCGTTTTATTTCCGCCGCGTGTAAGCGAAGGTGATGCACGGGGATCAAACACACAAAACGCTGTATGGCCTACAGGCGGCGCGCGGTGTCGCCGCATTGATGGTGGTTGTGTTCCACGCGTTCGATCTGGACGCGAAATTCATTCTGCCGAACGTCATGCCCGGCATCGCCGAGTACGGGCAACTTGGCGTGGATATCTTTTTCGTCATAAGCGGCTTCGTTATGGCGATGACGACGGGGCGCGCTCACAGCGATCCGGCAAAAATTGGTAATTTCGTATACAAGCGCCTGACCCGCATTTACCCGATCTATTGGGTGTATTTTCTCATGCTGGTTCCGGTCGTGCTCTACATGCCCGGAATGGTGAATTCATCACAGTCGACGGGTCCGGACTTTTTCCGCTCCTTTTTCTTGTTGCCAGACAACCGCGTACCGCTGCTGCTTGTCTCGTGGTCTCTCGTCTACGAGCTATGGTTTTATGCGGTGTTCGCCGTCATCCTGCTATTCCCTAGACCAGCTCTACCGTACCTTCTTCTTGGTTGGGCTGCGGTATTGCTCATCTTCTCCGGCATCGCGTTCCAATCACCATTCCTGCGCGTGGTGACAGGTTCATACGGGCTGGAATTTATCCTTGGCGCGTTGGCCTATCTCGCGTCGCGGCGGCTGCCACGCGTGAAAGGCGATGCAGCGTTGTGCTTCGGCCTCATGCTAATGGGCGGGTGCGCCGTGGTATGGCCGACGATCTTCGACGACAAAACGCCGTTGCGAATGCTGGCATTCGGCTTCCCAACGGCCCTCGCGCTCTTCGGCTTGGTCCAGTTCGAGCGATCTGGACGCTTCCCGAAATGCGCCTTTGTGGAGATGGCGGGCGATATCTCCTATTCGCTCTATCTCTCGCACCTGCTGGTTCTGTCCGCGACGTGCCGCTTCGGGACGATGATATTCGGCCACGACCTGATAAGCCCCCTAGTTGCCGGCGGCTTTTGGTGTGTTGCCATACTCGCAACGCTGGTGTGGGCGTATATCAGTTATCGATGGATCGAGGGGCCGCTCATGAAAGCGACCCGCTCGATCGCTCCGAAACGGCGACTGGCGGTCACGTAACGGCGACGCATCAGATTTTCGACGCTGCCGCTGGTTACTCCACCTGCGCGAACTGCATCCAAGCAGTGTCAACCTGATCATCCGTCAAGCCGAGGAGCGGCATGATGTTGACAATGAGCGGGTGCAGACGGTGAAACTCCGTCGCATACTCCCACTGGATTTTCGCTTGGCTGCGGTCGGGTTCCGACATGGCATCAATCGCCGCGTCCACGCCGTCAAGCTTGCCGAGCGATAGCAGGCCGAGACGGATTTGCTTGGCCGACAGAGCGGGCATAGCCGCCCGGATTTCTTCGGGCGTCGGTTCGGGCGGCGCGACATAATCGGCAATCGCCCCGAAGTCTCCGGCATTGGCACGGGTCCAGAGGTCCAAGCCTTCGTCGGTGTCATAGGTACCATGAACGCACATTGGCCAGACACGGCCATCATCGAACGTTACGACCGCTCGCAGGCGGGTATGATCGGCGTCAACCCATTCGAGATTTTCAACAGAAGTGATCGCCATCACCCAATCCTCTTACACGTACAGGCATGAGATCCGTTGCTGGCGTTCTTGATCCCCATCACCATCCAAGTGCCATAGCCAATAGCACCCACGGAGTTGTTAAGGTCTGTGCCGCTAAGATTAGCCCAGTTGATGCGACTTCCGTCCAATGTGCCCCAAAAAGCTACATTGTCTTGAGGAATGCCGAGAATAGTGCTGCCAATCGGTGTATTTTCCCCGAGCAGATAGTCTTTGGTGCGGTTGTAGGACCGGGCCTCGATCCAGTCGTATAGCCAGCCGCCGCCCCATTTCGACCCGGTCACATTACCGTCCGTCGCCATGTAGGCGGCACCTGCATAGACAGCAGTCGTACCTTTGATGAAGGTGCCCACGATAACGCTGCCACCGACTGTAAGCGAGCCTGCGATACCGCTTTCGCCCGCACCCTTGATGACCGTAGTGGTTCCATCGTTCCCACGGGCATACAGTTCTCCGCCGGTGGCCGAAACATACAATCCGCCTAGGTTGCTATTGGACGGGCTTCTTACGTGGAATGCGTATGTGAGGGCCGCTACACTCACTTCAACCGCACCGGTAAGGGTTCCGCCAGTAAGTGGAAGGAAAACGCTGCTCAAGGCGGCTTTGATGTTCGCCCATGTCGTTTTGAACATGGTCGAACCGCCGGCGAGAACCCCGGTGAAAAAATCACCATCGTCTGGCGTCTGCTTGCTGTTGGCACCGGCGACCGCCGCACCAACCGTAGCCGTTGTCGTCAGTGCCGGAAGCTGCGTAGACGGAACCTTTCCTGTGCTGTCGAGGCTGGCAACGCCATTGGTCTGTCCCTTGTCCACAGTGCCAAGCGCGTCAATGTTGGCGCGGGCTTGCGCCTTTTGTGCCAAGGTGAAGGATTGCGCCGCGTCGGCACGGACCCGATTGCCGAGAGCCGTTGACGTGGTGGTGGCAAAATTCGGATCGTTGCCGAGAGCGGCCGCCAGTTCTCTTAACGTGTCGAGCGCCGGACCCGCATCATCCACGAGACTTGCAATGGCGGCTTGAATGGCGGCGGATATCTCCGCCGCCGTCATGCCATCAGTGATCCCGAAGCCTTCCAGAGTGTCGGGCCGGTTCACCAAATCCGAAAATGCAGTTTCGTGGTTCTGGAAGGCGTCCGACAAGGCTTTAAGCGCAGCGTCAACGCCACCGAACGCGGCGGCGATCTTGGCGATTTCCGTGATCTGGATGCCGTAGGGCGACGGCAAATCCCACTGATAGTTCGTCGTCTTTGCCATAGATTACACCTTGGACAGGATCATGCGGAGCGCGGATATCTCCGGACGCGCGGCGGGCGTGCCGGTGATCACAATTCGCGTTCGTGCATCGAGATTAGCCGCCGGGTAGGCGGATTGCATGAAGGTCTGTTCGACCACACCATCACCAATTGGCGTTGCGGTGCTTACGGCCACGTCCAGATAATTGCCCGGAACGCCGATCTGCACCGAAGCCGTGGAGCCGGCGGGCAGGAGCGCGTCGAACGTGGTCAGGACGGTATTCACGTCCGTCGCATCGACAGCGCGGGTCACATAGTCGGCAGTCGTCTGCAATTCCCCTTCCACGATCTGGATATCGGGGAAAACGAAGGGCGTAACGTCCACCGTGCCCGACAAGATCGCTTCGACAAGCACGTCCTCATTCTGGATATACTCGGTGAAGCGGATCGTCTGCGAAGGCGCGGAAGTGATGACTTCGTTGGTCGCAAGCCGCGTCAAGCGAAGCGTCACGTCCGCTGAAGGATCGGGGATTTCCACGCCGGCGCTGACAATCACGTCCGACATTTTCGTAGCCCGGAATGTGCCGATCTGGATCGTCTTTTGAACCGGATCGAACGCGCAGCCGATTAACTCGAACCAGAGGTCCGCGTCATTGTGGACCGTCCATGTCGAGGCGTTGGACGAAGACAGGAGCACGCCGACTGTGAACGGCTGCTCGGTGATAATCGCCCCGCTGTCCATGTCGATTTCGCCAACCCGCGCGATGTAGAGCGCGTGAGCGGCATCGTCGGTCAGGGCCACGAAGGCATATTCCTGTCCCGCTTCGAGATAGACGGGATAGGTGAAGCGCGCCGTGAACGGCTGGCCTTCCTGAAGGTCCGTCCCCGGCACGAAGGCTTCCGCCAGCGTGATCGCGGTCGGCATACCGGTCTGCACCGTCCTGATCTGGACGAAGATCGAATTGGACTGTTCGCCCACGCCGGCGCACATCAGCCGAACGCCTGCAATGCAGCGCGGGCGATCCAGTGTGAACGTCTGCGCCAGCGGGTCGGCCCGCCCACCGTTGGAGCCGCCACCACGCGAAAGGTCCGAGTTCGCCTGATTGACGTTCGTGATGTTGTTGACGACCGTGGTGTTGTTGATGACGGTGTTTTGAACTACCGGCACTGGCAAGGTGGCCGTGCTCGTCTGAAGCGACGATGCGAGCCGATATTCCTCAACTGTGATTTCACCGCGCCCGACATAGGTGCATGATGCCTTGGTGCCGGCGGACCCCTCGAAATAGACCGTCTTGGAGCCAGTCGTCACATTGGCCGGAACGGTGAAGGTGCCGGTGATGACGCCATCATCGTCGGCGGGACCGGAAATGACGCTCGGAACGACGGTGATGCCGTCGAACGTCATAGTTTTCAGGGTTTCCGTGCGGATGAACCCTTCCAGCCTAAAATTCACGTCCCGTTGCCGAATGTACTCGGCCGCCACGGTCGTTTCGCCGATCTTCTGGACCTGTTCAGATAGCGATATGCCGCTGATGTATTCCCCTTCCGCCGCCGTGAAGGTCTGTGTTTCAGGCGAGGTCCATGCGGTGGTCGTGTCGGTCCAGATATCGGTGGACGGCTCAAGGCTCGCCCGCCCCGGCATCGGCGTGTAGGTCGCGTAGGGATTGATCTTCATCGCGGCGCTACGCCGGTTCTGGACGATCACCGAGGTATCGGTGAAATCCAGAAACCGAATGCCGTTGAAAGTTGGAAACTCATGCACGGTCGCCCGGATCGGCAGCGTCAACTTGCCGCCGAAGACGGCCCCGGTCTGCGGAATACCCTGATCACGCATGTCGTCGTCATCAAAGTTGTCCACGAAAACACCGCGAGACGAACCCGGCGCGCGGGCCTTGGCGTCTGTTTTCAGCCTCTCCTGCGCCACAAGGTCATAGAGATCGAGGACCATGGACCGGAGGTCCAGCAATTCCGAATACGGCATGTTGCGCAGGCCGGACGCGGTGACGGTCGGCATCTGTCCCCAATCATTCGAGACGAGCGAAAGCTCGATCATGGTCGAGGGGATGACCGGCGCGCGCGGGCGGGAAACCGCCGACACGCCGGTCAGATAGACGAGCGATCCGGTCGCATCCATGCACACGGCATCGATACGGGGCAGCTTATAGGCGTAGTCGATCAGGACGTTCGTGCCATTGGCCGCGCCCGACACGGTGACGGTATCGCGCGTTACCGCGTCAGCCTGAATATTTTCGTTATACCGATACTTGACCGTGTAGGACGATCCGGGGGCAGGCTCGTCGCCGGTCGGAGACCAGTCGATTTGCCCCTGCGAAAGCAGCCAGCCGGCCGCATATGTCGTCGCTCCCTGCGTGATTTCGAGGATCGCCGTCACGGAAGGATGCTGAAGCGGATCGACGGCCCCGCTATAGGGACCATGGATCACCGTTTCAGTGACTTCTTTTTCCACCGTGATCCGGCTGATAGACGATATCGGGGACTTGGACACGGTAAAAGTCTGCGTGCCGCCGGTGGCCTCGGTGAAAGCGTGCGGTTCGGCGTCCACATTGCGGAGGTCGGGCTGTTCCTTCACGGTCAGGCGCATGGATTGCTGGCGCACGACGCGCGTGCCGTTCACATAGGCAACACCTTCCGATACCGAAAAGACCTGATTGCCGGCACCATCGGGGCCGAGCGCCGTGGTGGCAAAGCCCGTATTGACGAAGCTGCCGTTGCTCTCCCTCGAATACTGGCCGAGGCTCTTGTAGATTTCCGACAGGTCCGTATTCGTGGAAGTGGTCAGAATGGTCCCGTTATGAACCTGAAAGACCGAATGCAGGGGCTGCGCATTGCCGTCCAGCGAATGGCCCCACGTCACCACGATTTCAATGCGGGACGCGCCTTCCTCCATGTAGGCTTCCGTGCCGGGCACATCGCCTTTCAGGTCGGCGAGCTCAACGTCCGTCACAAGCGTCTGCGCGGTGCGCACGCCGATTGTGAGATCGCCAGTGGTCGGCAGGGTGAAGGTCGCCGCGTCCACGTCATGCACGAGGCCGCCAATATAGATCGCACAGGCCGGCAGGGTGACGCTGATATTGTCGTCGTCAACGACCTGCACAACGGGCGTTTGCCCGTCCGTGATACGGCCATCCTGAAGGATATAGTCGCCGACGCGGCGCACCTGATCGGCGGCGCGCGACTGAATTTCATTCAGGTCATCGCTCTGGAGATAGATGCCCTGTCCGTCGCGGCCCAAATCTTGAAAGGCGATGGCATGTTGCCGGCGCGCGCGGTCATAGCGGTCCCGGTAGCCGGGCCGCTGAATGATGCTGGTCATGTCGCCTCACATCACATTGTCAGGATGAAGCTGAAGGATTGGCTCAAGGAGCCGTCGCGGACGATGGGGGAAAAACGATCGATCTCGATCAGCCGTCCGAAGTCGGCCACATCAGCGTCGGCGATGTACATCTGTCCTTCCGGCACAGACGCGGCCAATTGCGTGCCGACGAATATGCCGGCCTCTCGAAGTGTCGTGTCGCTCGCGTCGGATAGGTCCAACTGAAAGCAGAGATACACGTAGCCGGTCGGATCGGTGCTCAAGGAATAGCGAGAGCCATCGCCCACCAAGATCGTGCCGGCATCGTCCGGGGTCACATAGGACTTGTCCCGAACCCGCGTCACACCAATCTTTGCCGTAAGGTCGGTCAACTGGCTCCATGCCGCATCCTGTGCAGTCTGATCCTCTGGCGTTGACGGTGCCGGCTGGCTATCCCACGCCGGGTCGCCGGTGCCGACCGCGAGGAACAGCGTCAAATTCATGAGCGCTATAGCCTGCTGAATGCGCGCGCCTTGTGTTGCTACGGCCATCATTCAAATCCTGTCTGTACGCGCGTCGAGGGGACGCCAAAGGGTTGAGCGACGAATGGCGCGTTCTGGAAGGGCACGGTGTTGCGATTGCGGAAATCGACGCGCACCGCCGCCGATGCGGCCAATCGGAATGAGATTTGTTCGAGGGGGCGCCGGCAATCGACGGCGCACACCATGTCGATGAATTGGGTATCGGCCACCGAAATGCCGTCGCCAGTCGGCATGACGACGCCGCGCCGGATATTGACGCGGAGCGACAGGACCGGCTCATCCGGTGAGCGCTTGCGGCCCGACCAGTTATTCAGGCCCGCGCCGCCATTGAGGCGGTGCTCGTTCAACCTGAAGGCACGCACATCCCATCCCGCCGTAAGGCGAGCGAATTCGGAGCGCAGGGGCTTCGACGCCTGCACCAGCTTTGTCATCGGCTGCACGAAGGTCGTGTTGCGCGGCTCGAATGGCAAATGAATCTGGAACCACCACCATTTCGTGGCCTTCACCGGGAATTCTTCGATGTCACCATCGAAGTTGATCCAGCCGAGAGCCTTGTGGATCGCCGCCGGCGTGCCGATGATGCGCTGCCACTGGATACCCTCGCGCAGCACCGCGCGCAGGTCGGGCAGGTAATCCGCGATCTCGTTGAGGCCGTATTCCGCAACGAGGTAAGGCACCACCGAATCCGGCGGATTGAACTTGAAGCCGCGAAGGGCCTCGACGCCCGGCATCAGCGCGGGCAGCTTGTCGAGCGATTCCGACAGCGCCCGCTCAAGCGGGGTCGGCGCCGCATCGTCATCGAGAAGATGCTGGCGCTCCATCAAAAATCCCGCCCCTTGAAGTTCAGCTTTACGTTGCCGAGGGAAATCGCCGCGCCCGGTACCGCGATCAGCGACGCGGAAGGCGACAGGACATTGACCCGCTTGACGCCGGGGACATGCAGCCGGGCGTCGATCCACGACGGCTCAAGATCGAACCCGATGCTGGATTCAGCGAGCCACGCCTGCTGCAAAATGATCGGCAGGGCGTCGAGCAAGCCATAGGGCGCGTCGGGCAGGAGCCAGATATCCGCCTCGATATCAGTTCCCGTCGCTACCGCAGGTTCGACGATCACGGTGTCGTTCATCAGCCGCACCTTCTCGCCCATCACTTCCGCCGTCACGGCGTCGAGCATGGCTTGATCCGGGATACCGCCGTTTTCGCTGGACAGAACCACGATATGAATGATCGGCCAGAATTCCTCGCGGAACGCCTTTGCGCTGCGGATGCGAACATCCGCCCGACGCGCCGCGGCCTCGTACCACCACGAGGAACCGCCCGGCGAACGACCCTTGATCTCGACGGCGAGGCGGGCGCGAAACGGTTCGTCCTTCTCGCCGACCAGCCGATAGACGTCGTAGAAAGCCGCAAGGTGATCGAGATCGGAGCCAAGCGCGAAGGCGAGAAGATTGGCAAGCGCCGCGTCGTTGATCGCCGCGCGCAGGTCGATCTCGCGGTAAGAATCATTTTCCTCGACGATCTTGAGAATGTCGGTTTCCAGATGGCCGACATCATAGTCAATACCCGCTGAGGCGAGCCGGGCGGCGAGATCGTCCATGCGCCCGGCGAGGATGGTCTCGAAATAAAAGGTCTTGATGACCTCCGGCGGCGGCAGGCTGGAGAAGTCGAAAGCGGTCGCGCTCATATCGGTTTCACCACCACATTGCCGGAAGAAATGCCAAGCCCGAATGAAACCACGCGCTCAACCGTCGTGTCGCCGAGATGCCCGCGCGGGCGATAGTCCGCGAGGATCTGGAAACCGGCGCGGCCAAGACGGATATCGTCCGCCGTGCCGGTGACGATCACCTGCCGCACGGAAAACCGCGGCTCCCAAAGATCGATGGCCGTCGCGATCAGCGACTGGAACGCCGCGAAAAGGGAAGGGGTCATCTTCCGGCCCAGCAATTCCACGATGCCGGCGCCGAATTCGCGGCGCATGACACGGGAGCCGATGCGGGTCATGAGGATCACCTCGACGCCCTGATAGGCCGACGCCAGATTGTCGATCACGCGGCCGGTGCGGCGGTCAATTCCCGCCATCGCCGTCAGCCCCGCCATCGGTGGCCGCTTCGCCCGATCTGTTCTTGCGGGCGGCTGGTTCCTGTTTCGACGCGACCGGCTCGACGCGGCCATGATCGGAATCAAAGCGGGCTTCCGTGTCGGTCAGATCGACAGTGCCGCTCGCGGGCACAGGCGCGCCGTTCACCCATGCCACACCGGGCAGGGCGCGATAGGTTTTCCGGTCCATGATGCTCTCCATTCAGTTCGACGGCGGGTCTGTTTCTTCGCCACCGCGCCTGATGCCGCTGTGAACGTGGGTATCGCCGATATCGGCGGTGTTGTGCTTTACGTGACCGTCCTTGAAATCGACGTTTCCCTTGACGACAAGGTTTCCCTCGATGGTCACGGTGCCATCCTTGACCGTGGCCGTAACACCGAAGGCGCGCAGCACATTGGCGAGCAGGTCCGACGATGGCGGCGCGTTTTCATCGGAAAACCCGCCGCGCACGAGCAGCCCCTGCCGCGGATCGCCGGTCGGATTGATCACGCCGACGATCTGGCCTTCGGAAAGCGGCATCCATGTGCTGCTGTTGCCGCCGGATTCGGGATGCGGATACCATGGCGACAGGTAGGGTTGCCCGTTCTCGTCCTCGCCAAGCTTGATCCGATAGCCTTTGGCGGCGTCGACAGCGGCAACGCGCCCGACCTTGATGGAATTGCCGAAGGCCGTCTTCAGCATCTCCATGTCTATTTTCATGCCGATCAGGCTCTGGATCATGGCGATACCTCTACCGCCGGCGAAAGCCCGGCGCGTTCCAGCGTGGCGCTGTCCCACGCGGGCGTCGAGCGGTCGGCATCGGCGGGAAGCGGGCCGAGGCCGAGCGCCCGAAGTTCGGCAGCGGTCATGCCATGCGCCTGCTGGAGGTTTTCCCACGCCTCCCGCGTGCCAGCGATCGCGGCGGCCATGAAGGCGCCTTTCTTGCGCAGGCTTTCGTCCTCGCTTGCCTGCGCGAGCGTGATGAAGCGGCCGAAGGCGGAATCGGGGTCCAGCGCGGTTGCCGGCTCCGGATCATCGACCAGATCGGCCGATACCTTAAGTTGCTGCGCGGCAAGGCGCGTGCCATCGGTGATGTTGCCGACCCGCATGCGCTCGACCGAGCGGAGGCGATAGGCGAGGCCGAGAAATACCTGACCCCAGACATTGCCGGGGTCGGTCAACGCCTCGATGAGCTGGCGCACGAGCAGGTCAAGCTGAAACTCGAAATTCGCGTCCGTGTCCGGAACGCCGATCGCCATGACGGTTTCACCCGTATCGGGATCGGTGTTCTGGAGCATGGCCGCCGACATGCCGCATTCGAACAGCAGGTCCGTGGTGCCGTTCAGAAGCATCGAGCGCAGGTCGTTGTCGCCGACAGCGGCTTTTGCCGCATCGGTATAGACCGCGACGAAGGCTTCCTTTTCCGGCGAGGTGACCCTGCCGGAGGAATCGAGGTCGAGAACGCCGATTTCGCTGTCCAGCACGTTCGCGCCGACGAGCGTGCGCCCCTTGATCGCCTCGACGGCGGCGGCGCGGATGGCGATGCGGGCAAGGCTCACGGGGCGTTTCCAGTTCTGGCGGAGCCTTTTTCGCCGAGAATGGCGTAAAGGCGGCGATGGGAACGGCTATCGACGTACAGGACCTCGAAAGCGGGTTCGCCGGGCCGGTCGCGGGCGACGATGCGGAATCCCTTCTCAAGAATGAGATCGGGATAAGCCGAGCGATCGATCGCCAGCGTCGCCTTTCCCGCCGCGAGGTGCGTTTTCCAGTCGTTGTTGCTGCCGCCGTCCGGCTGCAAGGCGTCACGGCCATCGGTGCGCAGGGGCGCCTCTATATCGCGGGGAGGGCGATCGGGGCTGGCCTTGCCGCCGACGAGGAAGAAGATGCGGAGCGATTCCGCAAATTCGTCATCGACCGCAGCGAACAGTTCGTCGCGGTGTTCCTGATAACGAGCGGTCATGCGGATCACCGTCAGGACTGATCATCATCAGGAGCCGGTGTTTCCGCCTGCTGGCCGCCCGACTTTTTCGGGGGTGAAGCGGGTTTGACCTCGTCGCCCCCGATTTCTCCAGCCTCATAAGAGGCGCCGGATTTCAGGAACTTGCCTCCATAAAACCCGGCTTCGGTCACGATGTGCGTCGACATCACTTCGCCTTTCCGCGCAGCAGCATTTCCGGTCGCGTGCAGACGAAAAGGGGATAGGAATAGATTTCCACCCGATCCCATTCGTCGCGCCCGCTCTTGTCCTCCAGCACGAGGCCGTAAAATTCGCGGCCCTTCTGGTTGAGATAGGGCTTGAATTCGCTGGCCGGGCCGTAACCCACGCTGAAAGCGCCGCGGGCGTTGATCGGGAAGAAGCGGGCCTTCTCCGATCCGATGGCGATAGTCGTGCCATCGTCCGTGCCCTGATAGTTGATAAAGGTGACGCCCTCGATCTCGATCGCCGAATAGGCTTCGATGTTTTCGAGAGTCGCGGCCTTTTCCGTGTTGAGCTTCGTCTCCTTGACGCTGGGGTGATTGACCAGCATGTCGAAGAAAGTATCGCCGACGAGTGCGCCCACCTTGGTGGCTGGGGTCCAGATGCCCTTGGCGGCCTTCTGCATGGCGCGTTTCAACTGCCGGATCTTGGCGCGCACATCGGTGCCGGGCTTGTCGAGTTCGAAATTGATCTCGTCCGGCTCGGCGATGCCCCAGAAATCGTACCAGTCGACGATGACGCTACCGTCCGCGTCGAGGACCTTGCCCTGCACGGCACCGAAACGCATGTACTCCCACGTCAGTTCGAGATCGTCCATGATCTGGGCGGTGCGGTCGGTGACTTCCTCGGTGATCTCCTTGGTCTGGAGTTCGAAGGGGAGCGCCGCCACGCCGGCGAGTTCGATCGCATAGATTGTGGACCCCTTGGCGAGGCGTACGGTTTCGTACGTGCGGACCCTCGATCCCTTCGGAATCAGTTCTTCGGGCGGCGATCCGTTGGGCGAGGTCGGAATCAGGGTCAGCGACCGGTTCCGGTCTGCGATTGCGATGGTGCGCGAGCGCGAATAGACCGGGGTGAAGAGATTGAGCGAACCCAGAAGCTGCGGCTTATAGTCGATACGCTCGACAACATCTTCCTGAAATTCGATGACGCCGAGGGCGTTCTGGTTGAAAACATCGGTAACGATGGCCATGGGTAAGACTCCTAGCGGGCGACGATGCCGTTTTCGGAAAGCGCGGCGAGCGCGGCGGTTTTCTGTGCGTCGGTCACGCCCTCGGCCCAGATGAGCACATCCGCCTGCACCTCCGTGTCGCGGACGGTGAGGGTGCGTTTCACGTCGGCGGACGTGGCATCGCAGCCTTCATAGAGGATGGCGGCGGCGGCCTCGCTGCCATCGGTGGCGGCGGGATCGTACGGCGTGAATTTCTTCGTCGCCGTCACTTGCCCCAGCACTGTGCCGGAAAGCAGTTTGCCCGCGCCGGATGCAACGATACCGACATCGCGCGAGCGATAGCCGTTGGATTCCGAGACGATGTAATGCCCGGTGCGGCGGATTTCTTCTTCGAGAATGGGCGGCATGATAGGGCCTCCTTCAGCGGCGCTTGTTGGTGCGTTCGACCGCGCTGGCCAGCGCTGCACGGTTGGGTTTGCCATCGGCACCCGGTTTGCGGGCCTGTGGCTGGGCCTGACCTGCCGCGCGCATACGCTTCTGCTCGTAGGCATCGGCCGGATCGGGGTTGCCTTCCTCGCCTGCGTCGGCAGCGGCTTCCGCCTTCGGCGCGGCGGCCATGGCCTTGATCGCGTCCTCGGCGGAAAGTTCGGTGTCATAGGCGAAATAGTTTGCCAGCCCCTCGCGGCCGCTGGCCTCCGGGCTGGTCACGATCGCCTTGATACGCGCCTTGGCGGCATTGCCGGCCTCGGCGCGTGCAGCATCGATGTCTGCGGGCTGCTGACCCGCCTGCGGTTTTCCAGTCATGGTGTCTTCCTCGTGGATTTCCTGTTGACGGGTCGAACGGACGGCGGGACGCGCCGGGTTCGCGGCATGGTCGAATGACCATGAATTTCTCTGTGCCATGCGCTTCAACCGGTCGGGCGCATTGGCATAGACGCTATAGTCGAAGGCCGAAAAAGCGACCGCCTTCGCCTTTTCCGTCGCGGTCGCGAAACCACGCTCGACGGCTTCTTCTCCGGTCAGCCAGATTTCAGCCCGCATATCGTCGCGGACGGTGGCGGCGTCTTCGCCGCTGGCCTCGGCATAAATGTCGGCCATGAGGTCGCCGAGCTTGTCGAGCATGGCGCGGGTGGATTCATGATCATCGGCGTTGCCATATGTGACCGAGGCGGGATCGTGGATCATCATCAATGAGCCGGCCCGCATGATCCGCTCCGACCCGGCCATCGCGATCAGGGATGCTGCGGACCCGGCGAAGGCATCGACCACCACCGAAACCTTGCCCCTGTGCCCGGAGAGGGCGTTGTAAATCGCGATACCCTCATAGGCGTAACCGCCAGCGGAATTGATGCGCACGGTGATATCCGTATCGCGGCCAACTTCTGCCAAGGCCGAAAGCACATCCTGCGCGGTGAAGCCTTCATCCCAGAAGTTGTCGCCGACGAACCCGTAGAGCACGAGTTCGCCGTCCTGAAGAACGGGCATGGGAATCTCCTGAAAACTAGATGAAGCGCATCCGCTTGGCGAAGCGCCGGCGGGTGCCACCCGTCGCACGATCGCATTCGGCGGAAAGGCGATCGATTTCCTGATCGAGCGCCGCGATGTTGGCCTTGCTGTAACGCACCTCGTCATCGCCGAAGCGCACGACTTCCGTCTGCCCGCCGGCGGCGATCTGGATGCGTAACCCGCGCAAGGCCTTGGCGGCATCGCACGGATTATCGAGGTCGATATCCGTTTTCCGAATCCTGACGTTGCTCATGCCGCTTGCTTCTTCGGGTCTTGCGCCGGCGGATCGTCCGGCAGGGGTGGCTGGTTCGGGCGCTCGTAAGGCGACTTCATCCCGGCATCGACATAGCGCTTGTGCTCGCGCTGCTGCTGCTCGAACAGTTCGTCCGGGTCTATGCCCTTCTGTCCGCATTCGATAGCGATCGACGAGGTGCCATTCGAAAGCCGCTCGGACGTGGCCCGCTCGGTCTTGTAATCGTCGGCGGTCGGCGCGGCTGGACCCTGCCAGAGCGCCCAAGTGAATTTTTCGCGGTTGGCCGCGAAAACCTCGTAGCTGACTTTCAGCTTGATCCGGCCTTCGCCGACCATCTCGTCAAGCCAGCTTTCATAAACAGCCTGCATCAGGGGCGCGGCGAGGCGCTCGCGGCGGCGTATCGCGATCGGCTGGATGGTGGCGCCCTCCATCCGCACCGACGAATAAGTGGCGTTGGTGTGGTCCATCGCATAGCTGCTGTAGGTAACGCCGATGGCGCGCGCCGTCTCGCGGTCGAGCGAATTGGCGAAAGGCAGGTATTGCGACCCCGGCGTGCTCGCCGTGCGGAATTGCAGGTCCTCGCCGGGCGCGAGGTGGGAGACGGTCGGCGCGCCGTTGATATTGAGGCCGCCTTCCTTGGCCTTGTCCATCCGGGCTTGCAGATAGCCCAGAAATTCATCCTTGAGTTCGGTATCCTCGATCGCTTCCAATGCCTCGAATGCCGCCTGCGACGGGTCGGGACTGGTCAGAACCGCGGCGAAAATTGTTTGCAGGATCGCTGTCTGCAACGTGGCATCGTCGAGCACTTCCTTCTGTGCGTGCTTTCGGATGGCGGGAGTCAGCACCGAGATCCCGCGCACGTCCGTGGCGTCCACCGGGTCGAACAGATGGATGACGACGGGGCGGCCATCGGCATCGAAGGCCGGATAGCGGACCTTCTGGACGATACCATTCGTCTTTTCTTCGAAAAGATAGCCGATCGGGCGGCCGTCCTCGTCGTGATAGACGCCCTGAAACAGGTTTTCGAACTCGTTTGTATCCTGCACCAGCTTGGACGGCGGGGTCAGGCACAGTTTGAGACCCGATTTCACACCCTTCTGCCGGCGTTTCGCGCGGGGCATGTAATCAAGGATACCGGTGATCTCGCCATATGCCATGTACCAGCGCAGGCCGATATCGACCAGTTGCGGCAGGGTGAATTTCCCGCGCATGTCGCATTCGCGCGGGTTCCATGCGTAGCGCTTCCATTCGCGCTTGATCTGGGCGACCAGAGCCGCCGTTTCCTCGCGTGAATAACCGAATTCTGCAATGTCCGGCTGCGGCTGCAACACGAGTTCAACGCCGACTGTATCGACCAGAACCTGATCGCAGGCGCCCTTGAGCTTGCCGGAATTCTGGATGAAATCGAGGGCATAGGCTGCGGCCCGTCGCCATGAGCGGCGGATTTCCTCCCGGCTGTCGACGATGGTGACCATGCGCGAGGCGAGAACCCCGCTCTTGGTGTCGCGCAGCATCCGGGCGACGGGCCGATAGGCCGTTCCCGAAAGAGCGGAACCGGAGCGAAGCGCTCGGCCCACTCCCTTGATACGCTCCATCAGGCTCATCGGTTTTTCCACTTCTCGCGACGTTTCCGCCGCCTGTCTTCATCGCTGTCTCCGGACGAGGCGTCCGGCGGCGGGGTTGCGGGTGGCGTCTGGATGCCTGACAGCAGATCTTCGATATCGCCCTGCTGGACCTCCGGTGGACATTCCCGCTCCGCCTCGTATCGGTCCCACACCTGATCCGGCATCGAGCGGATGCCGAACTTGATCGCCGCTGCCTCGGCCTGCAAATGCGTGTCGAGACCTTCGTTGGCCTGCGCCGGGTCCTTCACCCATTCATACTTGACGAAACCGGTCTTGGTCCGCGTCGCCTTGCGGCTCTCCGCCGTAAGCTGGCGGTAAAATTCGTCCTCAAGGCCGCGCGGCAGGCCGACAAAGCCGCGTTGCAGCGGATCGTCCTTCACCAGATTCCGGTAAAGGCCCATCTTCAGCACCGAAGTGGCGAAGTTGTAGAAGCGCCGCGAATAGCGTTTGACCTTGCCGGTCTTGGTGTTCCGCTCGCGCTTGACCGCGGCAAGAAGCGGGGCCGATTCCGATGGAACGCCGCGCACCATGATAAGACGCGAGGTCGAGTGCTTTTTCACCCAGCCCCAGACATCCTCGGTCCAGGCATTGCCGTCAATAGCCGCCATGTCCGCGGCAATCGACCGCCCGTGCACGTTCTTCCAAGCCTGCACCATCAGGCCGTCGAGCAGCGCCCGGCAACCTTCCTCGCTGATATGGCCGGGGAACACGCCATACTCGACCACGGCCCTGCGGAAATCCCGCGCCCATGCGACAGCCTGCCATTCAACGCGGTCCTTCTGGCAGTCTATGCCGATGGTCAACAGCGGGAACCCCGCCGGGATCGCGCCGCGCGAATAATCGGAAGACGCTCCGCGATCACGCAGGCTCTCCCAGCCCGGCGCCTCGCCCAAAGTCCGGTATGCGCGGCCCACAGTGTCATTGAAAAACGTCTGCTCGGAAGCCGGATCGCCTTTCGCCGACAGCCATTCACGCGCGATCCGCTCGAAACTCTGCAACAGCGAATAGGCTGACCAGAGGTGAAACGAGCGATGCACCCGCTTGGCGGATGGATTCGCCGCCCGCCAGACTTGTTCGCCAGACGCTTCGAGGCGCTTCGCCTCGCGGAACATCTGCGAGCGGTGATATTCCTCGATCACCCCGCCGCATTCGGGATCGACGCAAGTGAAGTGCGACCTCTCCGGATGATCCTCGTCGATCGACTGGAGGAAATTCTCCCATTCCAGCGTCTGCAACGTGCCGCAATGCGGGCACGGCAAATAGAGCCGCTCCTGACTGCCGTCCTCGAAGTTGCGGGTGATCCTGCAACCCGGCTCGACGAGCGGCGTCGATATCTTGAAAACCTTGGCGAATTCATGCGCCCGCGAACGGCTGTCCGCCTGCGTCTCCGGGTCTCCAGCGGAGTTCATTTCCCACTTTGCGAGATCGTCCTGCACCTGACGGCGCATGGTGACCTGCGAAAGTGAGGCCGGCGAATTGGCGCCCGATATCTGGATGGCGCCGCGCCCGTCGACGCGCTCCTTGTAGAGCACCGAATCGAGGCCGTCGCGCGATCGCATCGGAAACAGCCGCGCCAGCGCCGTCGTGCCCTTGAGCATCGGCGCCAGTTTCATCTTCGACCAGCGCTGTGCGTTCGAATCCGTGGGATGGACGTAGAGGAAATCCCCCGGGTCCATCGCCATGGAGCCGCCACAGAAGATATTGGCGAGCACGGTGCCGCCAAGCTGCGCGGATTTTGCGAGCGTTACCGTCCGGCATGGATCGCTCGGCGACAGCGCGCGCAGAATTTCGTCGAAGTAGAAGAACAGGTCCCGGTTATAGGGACCGGGCAGCGGGCTTTCGCGTTCGGAGAACACGATGTTCTTTTCGGCCCAATCCAGATAATCGACCGGCGGCGGCGGGGTCATCACCGTCACCAGCACTTCGGCGGAGATGCGTCGCGCATTGGCGACGTTGACGGTCATAGACGTCATGCCGCATCTCCCACGCTGATCACTGCCTCGACAGTCTCCGGCGTCTCGTCGAGATCGGCGGAAGCGCGCTTGGCGGCCGCAGCCTTCTTTTCGTTCCTCACCTCGCGCAGCAGGTGCAGCACGTCGCGCTGCGGAAGGCTGAAACGGCCTGCGATCGCGCTGGCGAAATCGGCGAGCATCGCGCCGTTTTCCTCATCGACCTGACGCGCCAGACGCATCATTTCGGCCCGCGCCTCGTCGGCCGGCACAAGCTGGCCGAGTTTCACAGCTTCGTCGACGGATGCGATCCGGTTCTTGCGCCGCTCGCTCTCCAGCCGTTCCTGCTGAATCTGATAGACCACGTCGTCGCTGCGGTTCGGTAGCACCGGAATTGACGGCTTGGGTTCGGCGTCGCCCTGATCGGCGAACAAGCGGGTGCCTATACCGTTACCAATCGCCTGACCGGGATCACGGCGCAGCTTTACCTGCGCCAAGGCCACGTCAACCTTGATCCGCGCGGAGCGACCTTCTCCATCAAGAGCGTCCGGCCCGATTTTTCCTTCCGCGATCCATTGGCTGACCCGACCGGGTGACACGCCGGCAATCCGCGCGAAGTCACCTTTCGAAGCAACCTGCATTTTTAGGCCTCTTTAGGCTTATTTTTAGCGCCTTCTTTAGGCTCTCAAATTCCTGTCAGACTGGCGAAAGCCGGCAGTCGAGCACGCCCGTCCGGGAAAAAGCCCGGAAACGGTCCCTAAAAAGGGGGGGGCGGGGTGCCGGCCCGGTCGCGCGACGCCCGCGGCCCCGGCGCGCGCCCGTCCGTCAGCCGATCAGCTTCTGGATCAGGGCCGCGACACGGGTCGGCAGGGTCTCATTCGCCTCCCGTTCAAACGAGGCCAACGTCTCTCCCCTGACCATTTCGTCAGGAATGCGGACATCGGAATGGACCTGATGTATCTGCCATCGCGGACCGTGCCGCTGCCAGACGTGCCCGCCAAAGTAGGCGACCGTCTTGCGGTTCGGGAAGCGACCGCCCTTCATGAAGGCGCCGGGATAGAGCCGCGCCTGACCGAATGGCTTGGCGACAACGCCCTGCCGCGTCTCCTTTGGCTTCAGATATTTCAACCTGATGAAGCCGCCGCGCGTGCGAAGGGAATAGAGCAGCTTTCCCGGCCGGGCCGTATCGACGGCCTTGACCGCCTTGACCAGAACTTTTCGCTCCAGCCCGGTTTGCTTGGTCAGGTTGCGCACGGCACGGGTTTTGGCGCGGCGCCCTACTTGATTGACAAGGCGGGGCAGGGCCTTGGGAAACTCGTCATTCAGGCGAACGATGCCGCTGCTGAACCTGCGTATCCCGCTGATATCTTCCCATCGGAAATCCAGCACGGCCACAACCCCGGTAAAGAAAAACCCCGGTCGCGGGTGCGCCGGGGTCTGTCTGATCTTTTTTAGCATCCAAGGAGTAAGTCAAGTTTCCGCCGCACGTCAACAAGCAGTTTTCTGTTTTTTTGCATCCTCACCATCGAAAGCCCGGAAAAGCTGGACGCCGAGCATGTCGCGGCCATCGATCCATGGCGTCGCGGAGCGGTGGGAGAAGGTCAGTTTATGGCTGACCAGCCGAATCGCCAGCGCTGATTCCAGTGCGGCGAGCGCAGAAACCCAGATCTGATAGTCGATACGGCCAAGAATATCGCCGGTCGGATCGGGCGACAGGACGAACTTGCGGTACGCGCCGCGATGCGGGCGACAGGTCCGCCGGTTATAGCCGTCGATCTCCAGCGTATATTCCCGCCCGAAGGCGTCGACGGCAGCCCGCCGCATGAACCATGCGGGCTTCCCGGCGCGCTCGACCATCACACATTTCGGTACCGGCGCGCCATGATCCGGCACACGGCCAAGCACCGCCGTCGAAATAACGAGCGAGGCAATGCCGGCGGCGCGGGAACGGGCAGGGCGCAGCATGAGGCGCTCGACTGCGCGCGCGACGGCATCGGCGGTCAGTCCGTCGAATTCCGGCCAGTCGGCCACCGGGTTCCAGCCATCGGGAAACGAAACGTCATAGCGGGTGAGGTCCGCCACCGCGCGCCCGACCTCCAGCGCGTCTTCGTGCGGCGCGCCCTGCTCGATCCATGTGCCCGGATCGGGCCGGTCGCGATCAACCAGCGTCATCAACTCGGCAAAGCCCATGACCTTACCCCATGATGATGCCTCCAATTGCCGCCATGCGGAATGAATGTTATTCAGCCCGTCAACACCGCCGCCTTTCGGCAATTCGTGGACGAAGGCCCATACTAGAAGTTCATCAATCGTCACGGTTTTCATTGTTACACCACTTTCGATAGTTTGCGACAGTTTGCGATAGTTGGAAAAGAGTGTTTAACTGAATTAATTCAAATAGTTGCGATAGTTGCGATAGTTTTCGTTCGCATAAATAAGAGCATTTCCCCCTGACCCCCCTTTTTGCATATATATATGTGCCAAAAACTGGTGCAAACTATCGCAACCACTTGATTTCATTTCATTATTTCCGCTGTTTGAACTATCGCAAACTGTCGCCAACTATCGCAACTGTCGCAATAGAGAAACGCAGAAATATCAAATAGTTAACCTTTTTCAGGCTCAAAACGGCCAGCAATGGAGGGGTTGCGGGGATGGGAGCGCGCATCATCGCAAATGCCCCTCGTAATCGTCCGATCCGGGCCGTTCGGCAGGCTTCGGAACATCGGCGAGGCGCAGGCCGTGATACTTGACGATGCGGCCATCCTCGCGGCGGTACTTCTTTTTCATGATCAGCCCGAAGCGGGTCAGCGAAATGGGCTTGCCGCCCTGATCGACGGTGAAATCAGAATAGGCCTGATAGAAATCCTTGGCGGTCACCTCGCCGCGTTCGTCTACCATCACACAGCGGGCGCAGAAGGCGGACGTGGGGTCCATTTCGTCGCGATATTCCTGTGTCTTGGCCTCGACCGAGGCCGGAATCACCAGACCTTCGCGCAGGAAGATCAGCACGCCCTCTATCAGCCAGTTGAGGATGCCGGGATATTCGGGCCTGAATTCCGACACGACTTCCTCGAACTCGCGCTGTTCTTCCTTCTTCAGCGTCACCGGCCAGTGCACCACGACCATGCGCCGCCAGATGCCGTTATCCGTGCCTGTAATGCGCGGATAGCCGTTGCCGGACATGTGGCCGGTGAATATCGGCTTGAAGTCGAAATAGCCCTGAAACAGGTCGCGGACGGTAAATTCCTCGCCGCCTGTCAGATCCTTGACCAGATTTTCGCGCAGGTCCTCGCCTTCCGGCAGTTCCTTCACGCGCAGGAAGCGGCGGCCATAGAGCCGCGCCATGTCGGGCGATGCCGCGCCGCCTGAATTGCCCTCGCCGATGAAGGACTCCGAGGGCAGGGTGACGGCCACGTCGCCGAGCAGGCGGCAGAGCGTTTCCATATAGACGGATTTGCCGTTGGCGCCGAAACCGTAATGGAAGAACAACTTCTGCACCGTGATACCGACCAGCCCCAGCCCGGAGGCCACCTGCACGAGGCGGCGATCGTCCGCGTTCGGCTGCATGCGTTCGAGGAAGGCGATCCATTTCGGGCACTTGGCCTTCTTGTCATAGGCCACGGGCACGATCTGGGTGATCAGGTCGGCGCGACGATGGCCCTTGACCGCTTCGACGCTCGCCGTCCGCCGCTCGATGAATTCCGGAATATCCTCGCGGCTGTCGTCGGGATCGTCGAAAGCGGGGTTACGCTCCCGCTTCGTTCCCCGCGAGAAAACAAGCGTGTGGTCGAGCAGTGCCACCTTCAGGGGATCGGCGTTGAAATCGTCCGGCTTGCGCATGACATGCGGGGCGAGACAGGTCAGCATGGCTTCCAGCCGCGCCCGGTTTTTCGAAGTCACCGCATGGTCCATCCGCCGTTTGCGGCGCTTGGCGAGGTTTTCCTTCGCGCTCGCCGCGGCATCGGCCAGCCTCTTTTCGATCTTGGTGCGCTCGTCTTCCGGCTTTTTCAGCGCCTCCTTTCCCGCCTTCATGGCGTCGGCTTCCGCCGGCGTGAAATCGAGAAATTCGGTTTCCATGGCGATGCGCCCGCCAAGCTGCTGCGCAATGGCGAGCGAGCGGGGATCGCCCGTATCGATATCCCAATGCGTGCCGTCCCAGATGGCATAAGTAGCCTTGCGTGCCTTGCTCTGGGCGAGCACCAGCATGTCATCGCCGAAATGGCGTTGCAGGCGCTCGGCATTGTCGGTGTCGGAATGGTCGAGCGCGGCGCAGGCCTGCACCACGGCGGGGTCCACCGTGCGGGTGCCGCGCATGGTGGCGGACGGCTCGCCATCGGATTCGGTCTGCTCGTCTGCCGCCCCATCGGAAGTGGGGTTGCGGGGATCGAGCGCCGCCGCATCGGCCTGCCGCGTTGCTTCGTCGAGAATCGCACGCACCGCAGCGGGCACATCCTTGGTATTTTTTGTCATGCGGCCCCTGCCATCATATCGGAAAAGTCCAGCCCGACCGGAGGCCAGGCAATCGCGACCCGTCGATCGGGCCGCAGGATTCGCGCGCGGCCGCGCGCCATGGCCGCGGCGGTGGCGATGCGCTCCGAATCGCCGTCGCCGAGCAGCACCACGTCGCGCACATGGTCGGGAATCCAGAACGCATCGTCGGGCGCCCGATCGGCCAGCGGCACGGGGCCGGGCACCATCACGGACCGCACGCGGCCGTTCTTGTCCGCCTTGGTGGCAGTCGGATGCGCGAAGCGGGACGCGGGATCGGCCGGGCCGGTCAGGTTGCCTATATCGCCGGCCGCGAAATAGAACGTGTCATCGCGCCAGCCTTCCGCCCGGCCCACGGCGGCGGTATTTTCGATCCCCTCGCCGCCGACCCACCGCAGCGCAGCAGGCGCGCCGCAGATCGGGATAAGGCCGCCCTTCTTGCTGCCCCGCATTTTTTTGGAAGGCAGAACCTCGCCCGTGGCCGGATCGGCAATCGACGGGCGGAACTTCGGCGCATGGTCGAGGTCGATCCATGTGATATGGCAGCCGATCACGCCCATATCCGGCCCGATGAACGGCGCGACCATGGCCGGACCTTCATAGATGACCTCATCGCCATGCCAGTAGGGCACGGAAGGCGCCACGCGCAGCCAGTGCGAGTCTGGGGCATTGGCCCCGCGCCGCATCAGATAAAAGCGCCCCTGCACCAAGGCGTTGGTGCTCAAATCGTCCGCGCGGTCATAGATCCCGCGCGCCTTGTTGCGCTCCCGTTCGCGGAAATCGGCCTGCTTTGCTTCCCTTTCGGCCTGATCGGCCTCATTGTCGCGGCGGCGCTGTTCCAATCGGGCGAGGCGCTCGGTGCGTTCCTCGTCGGTTTCGCGCTCGCCGCCATCGGGGATCGGCTGGCCGGTGAGGATCGAGCAGGCCTCCATCAGCCCCTCGCGGGTACGCACGTTCAGCCCGTGGATATGGGCGGCCATGCCGATGGCGTCGTTCCCGCCTTCGCCGGCGTGGCGGCAGTTCCACTTGTTCTTTGTGGTGTTGAAGGCGAAACCGTCCTTTCCGCCGCAGGCTGGGCAGGGTTGCGGGTGCTCGCTGCCCTTGGCGCGGAATTTCAGGCCGAGGCGCTTCGCCCCTTCGGCGATCGATACGGCACGGGCATCTTCGACAAAGAGTTTGAGGACGGCGTTCATGCTGCCCCCCCTTTGTCTTTACGACCGCGCTCCATCGCTTGTGCAAGGATCAGATATTTTCTGGATGTTGTCTCATAATGGTCTTGCAGCCCGCGGATCGCGCGGGCGAGCGTGCCATCCCGGTAATGGCCCATCCATGGAGCGTGCCGACCGAAGCCGGCCGACTTGACCTCATAGGAACTATAGCCCGGCATGATCCGGGTCAGATCATTGCGAAAATCGGCGGACTTCAACGCGACCGTGGCGTATTTTATCATTCCGCAGCCTCCCTTTGCACCGCGAGGTGACCACAATTGGCGGCAACGAGCGCGGCGGCGACAGGCGGGCACACGCTGTAATCCCTGCGCGCGGTAGAGTTCGCGCGGTACGAGCATGCGCATGCCGATATCGACGATCACATAGGTGACCACGCCAGCCGAGATCGTCACGAACTCGCGGTCATCCCAGAATCCATAGGACCGCAGGAAGGCTGCGACCTGTCGCGCCCGGTCAGCATGCGCAGGTGTGAACGGCGGCACGTCGAGCGTAGCCTCGACATGGCCGTGCCGGTCCTTCGTGGGCTTACCGCCCTTGGCCTTCGAGAAATGCTTGCAGTCCGGCGAAAACCACGCCAGCCCGACATGCGCCCCGCGCAGATAGTCGAGCGGGTCGATCCGGTAGACGTTTTCGGAAATATGCAGCGTCTGGGGATGGTTGGCCTCATGCAGGGCCAGCGCTGCCGGGTTGTGGTTGATGGCGATATCGGGCGACCGGCCAAGCGCCATCTCGATGCCGGTCGAAGCACCGCCTCCGCCGGCAAAGGAATCTACGATCAGGTGCGCGCTCATTCTGGCCACCCGTAATTATGGAAGGCCACATCCTTCGGCGCATAGGGCCTGACGGGTCTGATGGAAAGCTCCTCAATCCCGCGCAGCGTCATGCCGCTGGCCTCGACAAGTTCGCGGGCCGTGCAGCCCATCTCGCGCAGGAGCGCCAGCCCTTCCAGCACCATGGGGAGGGGCATATCGGGGATAAAGCTTTTGGGCGTAATGCTGCCCGGATGGCCGAATGCGGTCATGGCAAGGCCCTTCTGTTGGCGACTATGGTGGAAACGGCGAAAAAGGAAGGCTCGCGCCCCAGCCAGCCGCAAAGCGCGTGGAACGATTCCTCGCCTATGGGGCGACCGGAAATAACGCGGTTCACGTCGTCGGCGGGGATGCGGCACATGCCCGCCACCGCGCCGGGCGTCATGCGGTCGAGGATGCGCTTGCGATCCACATACATGCCGAAAATCGTGAAATCGGGGGCAGGGGAAGCGGTCATCGCCCGGCCCTTACGTGGAAAAAATTCGGACAAAATTGTCCGAACGCGCTTGACATTCGGACAATTTTGTCCGATATTGCTTGCATAGAAACGGAGATGCCAATGGACAAACGGGACCGCTTCATTGCGGAACTAAGGGACGAAGCGAAAGCGAAGGGGCTGGCATTCAGGGTCAGCAAGACCAAAGGGAAAGGGGGGCATGCCACTGTCTGGTGCGGCGACCGTTTCACCACCCTGCCGAGCCGGGAAATAGACCCCAAAACGGCAGCGAAAATCAGGAAAGGGTTGGGCCTCGTATGAGGCCCGCCCATCACACAAAGGATCGAAGGGCCAGAAGAATGAAAACATATGCTTACGCGGCGGCTTTCGAGCCGACCGAGAGGGAGGGCGGCTTCGTGGTCACCTTCCCGGACGTGCCGGAGGCGATTACGGAAGGCGACGATATGGCGGACGCGCGCGAGCAAGCCGCCGACGCGCTTGGCGTGGGGCTGCTCACCTATCTGGAGATGGGGCGAGAATTGCCGGAAGCCAAGGCTTCCGGCGAGATGATAACGCCCGACGCCGATGTAGCCATGAAGATCGCGCTGATCGAGACGTTCCGCGCGTCCGGCATCACACGAATGGAGCTGGCGCGCCGGATCGGCAAGGATGAAAAGGAAGCGCGCCGAATGCTCGACCCCGGCAAATCGACAAAGCTTCCGCTTATGGCGGCTGCGCTCGCGGCCATGGGACAGCGGCTGGTGATCGGACTGGAGGCTGCGGAGTAGAACGGGCATCATTCCGCCGCCTCGCTGCCGAACAGCGGGCCGGGACCGACCGATATGGATGGCGCGTCTTGCACGCGCCATTCTTTTTCTATGCGGCGTTTGGCGATCCCGGCATATTCCGGGTTCAGTTCGATCAGTATGGCCTGCCGGCCATGCCGTGCGGCGACAAGGCCGACCGTGCCCGCCCCGCCGAATGGATCGAGGACGATGCCGCCCTTGGGGCAACCGGCCAGAATGCAGCGCTCCGCCAGTTCGGGCGGGAAAGTAGCGAAATGCGCCTCTGAAAACGGCTTGGTGGCCATCGGCCAGACGGTCAGCGGCGCGGGTTCGTAATTGCGCAGATAGCGTCCGCAGGCGGACTGCTCGTCCTTCGACATCTGGTCCCAACGGTCGTTGAAACCGTCGTGCCGCCGCCCATGGCCGCGCTGTTTATCGAGTGTTTTTGCCTTTTCCCGGCCTTCCCTATGGTGGCTTCCGTGACCGCCGGCGCCGGTGTCCCAACCATCTGGCATCTGAAGCCGCTCGATAGACGTTTCCGCCAAGCCCTGCCGGACGGCCTCGGCATCGTAGAACGCGCCCATGCGCAGCCAGCGGGCACCCTCCCGCGCCGGATCGGTGATCAGCCGGCAACGCTCCGACAGGTCTGGCGCGAAACTGATTTCGCCGGTATCGCGGGCGCGCCATACGTCGGCATCGTCGCTCTTGGTCAGCATGAAGATTTTCTCATGCGCGCTGGAAGGCCGGTATGCGCCCGACGAATCCGGCATCGGGTTGGGCTTGCCCCAGATGATCTCCGACCGCACCCACCACCCGGCATCCTGCAAGGCGATCGCCAGCCGGTGCGGGAGCATCAACAGATCCTTGGGCTTGATGCTTCCACCGATGGTGGAAAAGGGCTTGTCGCGGAAAGTGCGGTCATCCGTACCGGCGGCCTTGCACTCCGCTGCGGATCGCCCGTTCGGGGCCGCCGCGTAGCAGTCGCCATAATTCAGCCAGCAGGTGCCGGTGGGTTTCAGCACGCGCCGTAATTGCTCGAACACCTCAACCATGACGGACAGATGCTCGGCGAGCGTCGGCTCCATGCCGATCTGTCCTTCAACGCCGTAATCGCGCAGGCCCCAATAGGGCGGCGACGTGACGATGCAATCGACGCTGTCGGCGGGCATCCGCGCCAGCGCGGCCATGCAGTCCTCGACCACGATCTGAATGCGCCCGGCGAGAACGGAAATCGTCATCGGCCAGCCCCCATCAGGGCGAGGAACATCGCAATCCATGCGCCGCCGAGCGTGCAGCCGACACAGAGCGCGGCGATGAGCAGGATCAGGCTTGCCATTTGCGGGTCTTTGGGGCGCTGCATCATTCGTCCCCGACCACATGCAGCGCGGTGTCGCCGCGCCGGGCCTTGGCGATGTGGCCGGACAGTTCCCGGCGCAGGCCGTCGATATTGCGTGCGGCGTCGGCCACAGACTTGTCGAGCTTGACCGCTTCCGCGCCCGTGACCTTGCCGTCAGCGAAAACCTGCGCCCCGACGCTCATGACCTCGCCGACGCTGCGCACGACTTCGGAATGTGCCGCGAGCAGGTTGCCCGCGGCGCGTACATTGTCATCGTCCGGCTCCACCACGCGGCGATTGTTGAGCGCGGCCATGACCGAGGTCACGCAGGCCACGCCGCATTCGGCCTCAAGCTGGCAGACGACATGCACAAGCATCATGTCGGGATCGAGCGGGTTGTTCCAGCGCCCGACCTGACTCTTGGAAACAGAGACGAGCGTGGCGACGCGCTCGATGCCGCCGCAATATTTGATCAGTTCATTCTGCGCCGCCTTGATGCGGTAAAACCATGCGTCGGTCAGTTGGTTCATGGCGAAGCCCTCGCAAGGCAAGGCTTTCCCGTGGCGGGAAAAGCCGCTGTATTTTCCCGTTAAGGGAAGGGATTTTTCGTGTCAGATTGCCGGGGTCAGATAGCTAGGGAGGTCCGGACGAAGCCCGGTGGATTAGCCGGTCGAAGGCAAGTCGGACCCTCTGGAAAACTTGAGAGAAAACGTGATGCCGATCCAGCCGATAGAAACCGAACTGGCGAAAGAAATGATCCGATGCGCGCTTTTCCGCGAGGCCCTCATAGAGACGGCCATAGGGTTCCGGCGGCGGGACCCGAAGGGATTCGACATAATGGAAAGCCGATTGAAAGAGATTCCCGCCCGCCTCAACGTCCGCAAGACCCTTCAGGCGGTGGCTGCGGAGGCTGGCGCGCTGGAGTTCGATGTGCTTCAGCAGGAAGCCATAGGAGTAGCGTTCGAATCCCTTGTCCAGGCGCTGCGCGTGGCCGCGAAGCGAGCGCAGCACAGGTGACCATCCGGACGCAAGAATGCCCGTCTCGTCTTCGGCGATATCCCGATCCAGCCGCGCGATGCTGCGCTGCGTCAGAAGTAGCAGGCGACGAACGCGCACCCGATCCCAATCGCGGCGGGAATGGCCGTGAAGGAAAGCGCAACGCGCATCGTCGAGGCGGCGGCGGAGGGAAGTCATGCAGCCGCTCCTTCGCCCCTGCTGTGCCGCAGCCACGCCAACCGCGTACGATGCATGTCCAGAGGGGACACCTCGCCGCCGGTCAATTGTTCGATGCGTTCGATGATATCGGCGTCGGCGCGGGCGCGCCCGGTTTCCCAGTTCCAGACGCTGGAACCGCCGCGGGCTGCCGTGATGTTGAGCCGCCGGGCGACTTCATCGCACGACAACCCCTCGCGTTTGCGCCATTCAGCAAGATTCATGACCAACTCCTTCGGAACTTATATCGCACAAAATGCGATACAAAAGTCAAGGGTCTTATCGCATTTTTTTCGATAACGCAGATTTAGCGATATTGGTATGTTTAGGCCATGAAGAACAGGATCAGAGAGATACGGGAATCCTTGGGGCTTTCGCAGACGGAACTCGGCGAGAGGGTCGGGGCGCACTGGCAGACGGTGCATCGCGCCGAGACGGGGAAGGTCAACCTCACGGATGACAAGCTCGACATCTACGCGAGGGCGCTCGGCGTTTCCCGCGCAGCGTTGATAGATAACGACTCAGCACGAATGGTGACGGTCAAGGGGTACATTCAGGCTGGTATGTGGGCTGAAACATGGGAATGGCCGCTGGAAGATCAATATGAAGTGCCGGTGCTCGACGATCCCGCGCTGCATAATTTTTCTCTTCATGCCGCGGAGACGAGGGGGCCATCGATGAACAAACGGTATCCGGAAGGGACTGTGCTCGTTTTCACGGATGCGATGGAGCGCCCGGAAGATCTGGTGCCGGGCAAGCGATATCTGATCGAGCGTGAGCGCGCGGATGGCCTGCGCGAGGCGACCGTGAAGAAGCTCTGGCAGGACGAGCATGGCGCGCTGTGGCTTGTTCCGGAATCGGACGATCCCCGGTTTCAGGAAGCTATTGCGCTGGACGGCAGTGACGGCGATACGATACGTATTCTGGGGCGGGTCAAATACGCCGTCACCAGAGAGTAATGATGTAGCGAAGGGGGGCTTCAATGGCAAAGATCATCAGGAAGGAAACGAGAAAGAGGGGCATTATCGGATGGTTCTTTTTGCTTGCTTTCATAGCATTTAATATTTTCATGGCGTTCGGGTTGTTCGCTGGCATCAACAATGCATCGAAAGTGCAGGCCGCCAGCGATGCGGAGCGCGCCGGACAGGCTATCGGAACCGTACTTGGAAGCGGCTTCCTTCTGTTCATCTGGCTGGCGGGCGTCGTCATCCTCGGTTTTTTCGTCCTGCTTTCTCGGGGCAGAAAGATCATCGTCGAGGAGACAGTGGAATGAGGCGCGTACTTCTTGCCGTCGCTATCGGCGTCACCTTGTCCGCCGCGCCGGCGCGCGCCGACAGCATGGTGGTCGCCAATGAACTCGGAACGATTCTCGGGTCAGAGGAGTATTGCGGCCTGTCCCTTAATCAGGCGGGTATAGAAGCGTATATTGAAAAGCGCGTCAGGGCGGACGATACGCAATTCGCGCCCATGCTCAACATGATGACGGAAGGCACGAAAGTTGAACTACGGGACCAGAGCCCGGCTTCGAAGGTAGCCCATTGCGCTCAAGTCAGGCGATCCGCGAAGGCGCACAGTCTCTTAAACTGAACCCATTCGGCATATCGGTAGTCCACAAAAGCCCGGCGCGAGCCGGGCTTTTTCTTTGCGGTGATTCGCAAAAGATGCGATATTAAGTCCTTGATAATCCGCTATATCGCAAAAAATGCGATAATGGGTATTGACAGAATATCGCAAATAATTCGATATTGCCTCCATCGAAACCCCGTTGGAGGCCAAAATGAATATCCCCTTCAATCAAAAAGCACATCAGCCGCGCCCCGCCAGCCCCGTTCGCAACACTGATCCGCGCGCGGCTGAAACCACCGCGCACACCGTCGCCGTCATCATGGCCCGCGCGATGCAGGATATCGCCGCCTCAAGGGGCAGCGTGCAGTTCCGCGACCTGATCGGCGCGGGCTTCACTTCGTCGGAAATCATTGAGTTCCACGGTCAGGCCAGCAGGCTCGCGACCGAATGGAGCGCGGAGAAGCGTACCGCGCCCTTCGACGCCATCGAGGATATGAAGCTCAAGATCCGCGAGCCGCTGCCGAACCGCCCGCCCATGACGGAAAACCTCACCACGTCGCCGGAGTTCTTCGAGGCGTGGGGTCGCTATTGCGCGGGCAGGGCGGCGCTGCTGCTCGATCCGTGGGCGCCGCAGCGTGAGCGCTGCCTGATGCTACTGCACGGTTTTCTGAACATGCTGCCCCTGCTGCCGGTGGAGCGCAAGCGCCTGCTGGATGCGGCTGACCAGAGCCTGCCGAAGATCGCGCCGGCACGGGCGAGGGCGGCGGCATGAGCAGGCTCGATATCGCCACCGGGGTGCTGATCGCGTTTTTCACCCCCTTCCTCGCCCTCATGATCGGTATCCCGCAATGAACGCCCCCGTTTATGCTTTCCGGCCCGATGGTTCCCTGATGGACCTCACTTGCGTGCAGGATTCTGATATCCGGTGGCGCTGGATCGCCAAGGCGCTTTCCGTCATCCCACGCTTCAACGGCCTCAACCCGGTCGGAGCATATTCGGTCGCGCAGCATTGCGTGATGGGGGCGGACGCGGTGGCGAACGAAACTGGCAATAGCACGCTGGCGGGCTTCTTTTTACTGCATGATGCGCACGAGGCATACATCGGCGACTGGACGCGCCCAACGATTAGCGTGCTTTCCCAAGCATTTACCGAACTTTTCGGGGTTCCGGCGGGCTGGATGGACGAAGCCGTCCACCGCGTGAAATCACGCATCGACGCCCAGATATTCACTAAAGCAGGCCTGCCGGTAATAGGGCTTCCGGGTCCGCTGCCGCAACCCGTGCGCGACATGGACGAGCGTATGCTTCAGGCGGAAGCCCTCGCCCTGTTCGGCAGTAAGCCGCCGCAATACGGAGAAGATGACCTTCGGCCACCGAAGCTCACTGGCGCCATCAAGCCATGGGGCGCGCTGAAGGCCGAGGAGGCATGGCTCGACCGGCTCACCCGTCATCTCGGCATCGACTGGAGGGCGGAAGCATGAGCCTCAACCGCCACGAGATGATTGCCCGGCTCGGCGCCGATCCCGAAGTTCGCAGGGCATCGAGCGGCGACATGATCGTATCCATGCGCGTCGTCACGTCCGACACATGGCGCGACAAGAATACTGGTGAGCGCAAGGAAAAAGCCGAGTGGCATACAGTTGTAATCTTCAACCAGAACCTTGCCAAGGTGGCCGAGCAGTACCTGAAAAAGGGCAACATCGTCTATATCGCCGGCAAGGTCCGTACCCGCAGGTGGGAAGATCAGCACGGCAACGCGCGCTATTCCACGGAGACGGTGCTGGAAAGCTTCGGCGGCGAGCTTGAACTCCTGCCGCAGGGCAATGGCGGCGGCGGTCGCGGCCCGTCCGGCCCCGACGATTACGGCGAGATGCGCACCCGCGAGCTGTCCGGCCAGTCCGGCGACGTGCCCAAGCAAGGCGTCGGCTTTGCCCGCGACCTCGATGACGAGATTCCCTTTTAGCCCCTGACCATCCTCCCAACCATGGAGAAAACCATGCAGCGCATCCGCGACTCCAGCACCATTCTCGGCCTGCTCGAAAACGGCGAGCTTTCGCAACGGCTGACCGCCGAAATCACCGAAACCCTGCTCGCCCTTGAGGAGCACACCGACAACCGCCCGAAGATCAAGGCCAAGGGATCGGTGACGCTCAAGCTCAATATCGAGGTGGTGGACGGCACTGTCACCATCGAAGCCGAGACTACGTCGAAGCGGCCCAAGCCGACCCGGCCTTCGTCATTCTTCTGGCTGTGCGACGACGGCTCGCTATCCACCCAGCACCCGCGGCAGATCGACATGTTCGGCGGCCCGCGTGACGCATCCCGCGACGTCACCGACGTCATCAACGGCTAACCCCTCCAGCCCTCACAGGAGTCAATATGTCCGACAATTCACCCGCCCCCGCCAGCCTGCCCGAAATCATCGATCTGCGCGCCATCGCCGATCTCGGCGCGAAGGCATCCGGCGCCGAACTGGTCACCATCAACGCGACCGGCGATATGACCGGCCTGCCGAAACAGGTTCCCGCCCTTCTGGTGCGCGGCGACGAGCCAAGGATCAATGACGTCTCCGCCCTGCTCGAAAAGTACCGCTTGTTTCCGGCACGCAAGAAGGGCACCGCGAATGTGCAGACGCTGGAGGCGCTCATCGACCTCACCAACCGGCACAAGACCGGGGACAGCGCGATCTTCGTCAATCTCGATTGGAAAAAGCCGTCCATGACCACCGTGGTGGATTACCACCGCAAGGAAACGGGCGGCGATGCCGACAATCTCCAGCATCGCCTCCATTACGAATTTCCGCTTTCCGAGGAGTGGAGTATCTGGATCGAAAAGGACGGCAAGTTCCTCGAACAGGAGGAATTCGCCTATTTCCTTGAAGATCGCATTCCAGATCTGGCCTCGCCGAGCGACCAGGACGTGATCAATTGCCAGCGGGATTTTTCCTGCACTGTCGCCACGCCGGCGCAGCTTGTCGAGCTTTCGCGCAAGATGCAGGTCAATGTGCAATCCAGCGTCAAGGCCAATCACACCCTGCAATCGGGCGAGCGCCAGTTGCAGTGGGAAGAAAGCCACGTCGGCGCAGACGGCAAGCCGATCGTCATTCCCGGCATGTTCATCCTGTCGATCCCGCCCTTCTTCATGGGCGAGAAGGTGCGCATTCCGGTGCGCCTGCGCTATCGCGTCAATGCGGGCAAGGTCTATTGGGCCTACCAGATCTATCGCCCGGATCAGGTCATCACCGAGCATCTGACACACTCGGTTCATGACGTGATCGCCGCTACCGAACTTCCGTGGTTCGCCGGCGCGCCGGAGTCGCAGGCATGACTACGGCCCGTTTCACCATTGCGCGGGGAGCATTGCTCCCCGCCCTGACCGCCGTTAATCGCGCGGTCGAAAAACGCAACACGATACCGATTCTCGGCAACGTGCTGCTGCGCGCCGAGGGCGGCACGCTCTTTGTTACCGGCACCAATCTGGATGTCGAGGTCAAGGCGCCCGCGAAGGAAATCGGCGTCCCGGATTTCGAGCCGTTCACCGTGCCTTCCGGCATGCTGCATGATGCGGTCGGCAAGATGGCCGAGTCCGCTGAAATCGCCTTCGAGGGCGACGGCAATTTCGTCAACGTCAAGTCCGGGCGAACCCGCTTCCGGCTCCAGTTCCTGCCCGCGACGGACTTCCCTGTCCTGCCGGCCGACAGTTTCACGCATTCCTTTTCTCTACCCGCCAAGGTGCTGGCGCATATCGTCGCCACGGTCAGCTTCGCCATTTCCACGGAGGAGACGCGCTATTATCTCAACGGCATCCACCTTCACCATGACGGCACGTATCTGGCCGCTGTGGCGACGGACGGCCACCGGCTGGCGCTCGTGACGCTCGATCCCCCGGCGGGCAGTAAGGATATGCCCGGCATCATCGTGCCGCGCAGCACGGTCAGCCTGATCAGCCATTTCGTCAAAGGTGATGGCGATATCGGCATCGAGCTTTCCAGTCAGAAGATTCGCTTCACGCTTTCCGATGGCACCACCATCACGTCGAAGCTGATCGACGGCACCTTCCCGGATTACCGCCGCGTCATCCCGTCCAGCAACGACAAGACCTATGTGCTGGACCGCGCCGCACTTGCGGCGGCGATCGACCGTGTGAGCACGGTTTCGACAGAGCGCGGCCGCGCGGTGCGCTTCACCTTCAGCGAGTCCGAGGTGAAGCTGGAGGTCAACAACCCCGACAGCGGGCAGGCCGAGGACGGGCTTTCCGTCGCCGAAGGCCACGCCGATACGATGGAGATCGGCCTCAACCACCGCTATTGCCTCGACGTGCTGGCCGCCTGCGGCGGCGAGAAGGTGCGCTTCGAACTGTCCGATCCCGGCGCACCCTGCCGTGTCGTTCCGGCCGATGCCGCCGGGAGCACCGAGCCGCCGATATTCGTCATCATGCCGATGCGGGTTTGAGGGGGAGGGCGCGCCATGTCGATTTTCATGCCCGACCTTCCGCAACTCGCCCTGTCGGTTCGCCAGCCGTGGGTGCATTGCATCTATTATCTCGGCAAGCCTGTCGAGAACCGCGACTGGAATACGCAAATCCGGGGCACCGTCTGCATTCACGCCTCCAAGGGCATGACGCGTGCGGAATATTATGAATGCCGAATGCTGGTTTCCAACATCGCCGCCGAGGACGCGGATACGAGGGCAAAGGCGATCCAGCACCCGATTCCACCCCTCCAGCCCATTCAGCGTGGCGCCATCATCGGCACGGTCGATATCGTCGACGTGGTGCGCCGTTCCGACAGCCGGTGGTTCTTCGGGCGTTATGGCTTCGTGCTCGAAAATCCGAGGCTGCTTGAAAAGCCAATCCCATGCAAAGGCGCATTAGGGTTCTTCAACTGGCGCGCGAAACTGACTGCGGAGGCGTGCCATGGCTAACGAAGTGTCGACGACGGTTCGCATTCAGGAAATCGAGAACGCCCTCGCCAGCGCACTGGCGCGGGGCGACTTCGAGGTGGTCAATATTGATGGCGAGCGATTTTTGCAGCCGGTTCTTCAGGAAAGCGGAATCTACATAGGTGGGCAGAAATATCCCGTTCTGTCGCTCTATTCGGTGGCCCGCGATCTGGAAAGGTTGCTCCATGGCTGACAAAACCCACATCGAATGGACCGACGCCACATGGAATCCGATCACGGGTTGCAGCGTCGTCTCGCCGGGCTGCACGAACTGCTATGCGATGAAACTAGCGGGTACGCGCCTTCGGGATCACCCCTCGCGCCGGGATCTGACGACCCCGACGAAAACCGGTCCGGTCTGGAATGGCAAGGTCCGCTTGAACCGGCAATGGTTGCACCAGCCCCTCGAATGGAGAAAGCCGCGCAATATATTCGTTTGCGCTCATGCCGACCTCTTTCACGAGAATGTGCCGGATGAATGGATTCTGGACGTCTTCACGATCATGGCGATCGCCAGCCGTCACACATTTCAAATCCTGACCAAGCGCGCCGAGCGGATGTGGGATTTTCTGTCCCGTCCGGACCTACTCGACGACATTTATGCAAATTGGTACACCTTCGACGGCGGCGCACGCGAGGTCTGGTCATGGCCGCTTCCGAATGTCTGGCTCGGCGTGTCGGTCGAGGACCAGAAGCGCGCCAACGAGCGTATCCCCTTGTTGCTCGACACGCCCGCCGCGCGGCGCTGGATCAGTGCCGAGCCGCTGCTCGGTCGCGTTTACATCCCGGAATACATGCCGAACCCTCTGTGGAACGATCTTCCGTCATGGAAATCGCCGGAAATCGATTGGGTTGTCGTCGGCGGCGAGAGCGGGAAAGGCGCGCGGCCGATGCATCCGGATTGGGCACGCTCGCTCCGGGATCAGTGCGCGACTGCCGGTGTGCCATTCTTTTTCAAGCAGTGGGGCAACTGGCGGCAGGTCTATGACCGCGATGTGGAAGATCCCGACTGGCGCTACTGCGGCAATGTCTCCCGTCGCTATCCAAACGGCCGGTGGCTGAATCTTGACGGCGGCCATGGATTTCACGGCCAGCGCGTCATTTATGTCGAACCAACAACGAAAGGCGCAGCCGGTCGCCTGCTCGACGGAATCGAGCACAACGCTTTTCCGAAAGAGGTACATCATGTCGGGGCCTGAATTCGCGCCGGGCGATCCCGTGTGCAAGACGAGAGGCTACCGCTTCCCCGGCGTCGTCGCGTCCGCATTCCAGACGCTCGCCGGCGAATGGCGCTATGCCGTCGAGTGCACGGCCCCGGCCGTCGCGGGCATGCTGCACATCTTTAACGGCGAGCAGATCGCCATCGATCCCGACGACTCGACGGCGCAATACGCCATGACGGTCCCGGTCATGACCGGTTCGCCGGATTATCGCGCCGGCGTGTTGGCGGCCGCCCGCTGGCACGACGCGCAGGTGCTGGAACTGCGCCGTAAATCAGGCCGCCAGAACCGCGGGCGGATCGCCATGCACAAGATCAGCGCCGCCGCCCTGCGCTCGCTCACGGGCGAAACAGAACCAAAACCTTTCCACTCCAACCAGAAGGACTGAATCATCATGAAAACTCCTGCGACCCATATACAACGCCCGACCCCGGACGCGCCGATCCTGCTGGCAACCGACGCGGCAGCGATCGGAATCCGGGCCGGTACGGTCATCACGATCGAAGGCATCAGCCGGACCTTTGAAACGGACACCCATATTCCCTTCAGCAATCCCACGGTCGGCCGCGATTACGGTATCGGCTTCGATTCGGACGGGAACCTTTGCGCAGAAATCGTTGACCAAAACCCGTTGAGCGGCAAATTCTTCGCGGGCTTCCATTTCGCGCCGGGTGGCAATGCTGTGGGGCGCGACGGTGGCGACAGCGAACCGGCGATCAATCCCTACTCCATATGGGATATCGGTTTCCGCCCATCTTGCCCCGATCCGCGCGGCATGACGCGCGTCCAATGCACCGATGGTAAATCCATCTGGGTTGATATCTATTTCCTCGGCGTCAACCACGCCGAGCACGACACGAGCCGCTTTGGTGAGACAATCGCCAATGGCGATACGATGGGCCTGCTCGATTACCAGACTACCGTCAAGATCATCGAAGGCCACGGCAAGCGCCTGCTGACCTATGACGAATTCCGCGCCGCCGCTTATGGCGTGACCGAGCGCTCCAGCGCTGACCGCAACCCCAAGAAAACAGGCCTCGATGCCGCCCGTACCAGCCGCTTCGGCATGATGCAGGCGACCGGCAATCTGTGGATTTGGGGGACGGATGGTGATCCGGACGATCCGCGCCCGTCCCTCTTCGGCGGCTCGTGGCTCCACGGTTCGAGTGCCGGGTCCCGGTACGCGTCTCTGGTCTACTGGCCGGGGAACTCTGGCGTGTTCATCGGCGCGCGCGGCGCGAGCGACCACCTGAATCCTGTCTGACACGCGCGGAAGCGCGTGTCCCCTGAAACGGACGATCGCCAGCCATGACAAGAGATGAATTCGTAAATCCGCAGGATCTGGCGATCGTCGAGAAATTCGAGGCCGCCGTGACCTATCTGTATCCGATTATTCAGGCTTGCCCGCGTCGGCACGGCGTGCTGCGCGACAGGCTGATCGGACTCCTTTTCGATCAGGTTGGCCTTTTATATCAGGCCGCGAAGTCGAAACAGGCTTCAAGGCTTTATGCAGCCGACGCCAATCTGGCAACGCTGCGATTCTGGTTGCGCTTTGCGGCCAATCCCAAGCTGAAAATCGTCTCCCACCGTCAGCATGCCGTGGCGCTGCGCCACGTCGCGGAAACGGGATCGATGCTCGGCCAATGGATCAAGTCTGCGAAGAGCAACGGGCGGTCGGGGTTATGATGCTGTTGCGCCCGTCCATCTTCGGCGGCTCGTGGATCAACAGTTCGAATGCCGGGTCCCGGTACGCGAATCTGGACTACTGGCCGGAGAACTCTGACGAGAACATCGGCGCGCGCGGCGCGAGCGACAACCTGTTCACGACTCGGCGACGGTCACGGCCTCGCCGGTCATCTTCCGCGGACGGCGCAACGGTTTACGCAGCGCCGGTCAGGTGGTCGGCCCGACCGTCCGGCTTCGGCGAATACATTGCAAGGTCCGGTAAAGCGGGGAGTAGCGGCAGCGCCGTCGAAACCCGCGACCGGCAATCCGGGGCGGGGCAAATGGGAAAGAAATGCAGGAATCTTATCGACCAAATCACGGCGGACGCCAATATGCGTCAGGCCTTCCGTCGCACCGCGCAGGCGAAACGCCTGACAACGGGCTATCTGGAATTCAACGAGTTTTCCATCCTCAACCTTGAGGATCTGGCGAGCGCCATGCGCGACGGGTCATATCGGCCCGGCGAGCCGCACGAATTCAGGATTTTCGACCCGAAGGAGCGCACGATATCGGCGCTGCCTTTTGAGGATCGCGTCGCCCAGCACGCGCTTTATGCCGTCATCGGGCCGATCTTCGAGGCGACGCTCTTGCCCCGCAGCTTCGCATGCCGCCCCGGCAAGGGGACGCACGCCGCAGCCATTGCAGCGCAGGCCGACATGCGGAAGCTGGTCCGGCACGGCGAGCCGCTCTATGTCCTGAAAACCGATTTTTCCCGCTACTTCGCGAGCATCGAGCATACCGCGCTATGGCACCTGATCGAGGCGAAGATATCCTGCCGCGCCACCCTTCGCCTGATCGAGACGATGACGCCGCGCGCCGGCATTGGCCTGCCGATCGGCAGCCTGCTGTCGCAGATATGGGCGAATATCTACGGCGGCGTGGTGGACAGGCATCTGCAACAGGACTTGGGCGAGCGGTATTGGTACCGCTACATGGACGATATCGTCATCCTCGGCCAGTCTTCCGAGCATCTGCGCAAGGTCCGGGCGTCGATCGAGGAGCTTTCGCGCAAACGGCTGGGGCTTCGCTTTTCCAAGTGGAGCATCCAGCCTGTCAACCGCGGCGTCAACTTCGTCGGCTACCGCATCTGGCCGACGCACAAGCTTTTGCGCCGCGACAGCGTTATACGAGCCAAGCGCAAAATCGACGCCTACCGCGCCGCCGGCGAGCATGATCGGCTGGAGCGTTTCCTTGCCGCGTGGACCGGCCATGCACAGTGGGCCGACAGCCGCAACCTTCTGAATTCCCTTAAGATCAACGCGCAGCAGGAGCAGGTGCAGCGATGAGCGTTTACGTTGACGATATGGCCGCGCCCTTCGGAAACATGGTCATGTGCCACATGTGGGCCGACAGCGACGACGAACTGTTCGCCATGGCCGACAGGATCGGTGTGCAGCGCAAATGGATTCAGGGCCATCCTGTCCTGTCATTCGGCAAGCATCGGAACGCATCGTGGGTGCATTTCGACATCGCTAGATCGAAACGCGCACTCGCCATCAAATTTGGTGCGATTGAGACCGACCGGTACGGACCGTTGGAGCATACAGCGAAACTCTTCATCGCATCCCGCGACCCTAAGCTGGTCGCAATCGGGGAAAAGCGCCTTGACGCCGTTCGAGAATGCCGGGCGATGCGCATCGCCCGCCCGAAAGATGGAGGCCAGAATGGCTGACCTCAAGGAACTCCTGAAAAAGGCCGTCGAAGCATTCAACGCCATTCCGGCAGATAAGCAGCGCGAGATGCTCGAAGCACAGCGCCAGTCTTGGGCGCGTGGCGAGGCCGCTCTAGACCCGACACCATGCAACACAGCCCCTGTTGACAGAGACAATTCGCCAGCCGTGGGGGACGGACTGATAACAGTCGCTTGGCTCGGCCGTCATGATCTTTGGCCGGAAGGCATGATGAGTGCATACGAGTTTGAGCCGCAATCATATAAGATGAAACACGAATTGGTCACCCGCGAGAACGCCGAGCAGGTGATAGCAGGGCGAGAGCGCGAGATCGAACGCCTCAAAAAGGTCAACGCCGCACTGATGGGCGATGACGAGGACAAGCCCCGTTATACGACCAAGCGCGTCAAACAAGAAATTGCCCGCGCGACAGAATCCCTCGAAGTCAAACTTGTGGCGGCGAACCAGCGGGCGGCTGAATTGGAGAAATACGCTCGCGAGGCGACGAAAGCGATAACCAGCCTCACCATCGGCGGATCAGAATATTTCGGCAAGCGCATTGGTGAGATGTTTACCGCTGACCTGCCGTTTTGTATCGAGCGCATCCGTGAGCGTATAGGTTCAAAAATGGACAAAATGCGCGCCGAGGCCGAGGCGAAGCGGTATAGGGATGCTCTGGAAAAGCTGGTAACGGCAAAGGCCCTGTCGGGAATTCGCGCACTCGTTGCAGGCTGGAACGGCGAGGACAAGCCGGAAGATCAGCGTTACGGCAGGCATCCAGATGGACTTGGTGTTCGCATCGAAACCAGTTGCGGCGAGATATACGAACTTGACGAAATCATGCGGGATGCCCGCGCCGTGCTCGGTAGGATGGTGTCATGACCTCCCCGACCGAAGCTGTCATCAGCAGGGAGACAATCTCCGAAGACACGCCCCTGCGGCTGGAGCATGCTGTTCGCCTTGCATTCCCCGATGGGAGCATGAAAGTTGCCGGGTTGCGCAAGGAACGCGACGCCGGCCGATTGCAAACCGAGCTTATAGCAGGCAAAGAATATGTGACCTTGGCTGCTATCAGGGAGATGCGGGAACTATGTCGCGGACGTCGAAAGGAGCGCGCCTCGTCTGGCGTGACGAAAGCCGGAAGAGCGATGGTTCGCTCCGAAACAGAGCAGGGTGGTTCATCCGCGACGGGCAAAAATTCATCAGCGTTGGCGGCGGCGAGGCAAGCCGTGAACGCGCTGAAATCGCGCTCGCAGCCTACATCAACGAAAAATACCAGCCCGCGCGCGAGCGGGGCCGTGACCCCGATCATATCCTGATCGCGGACGTACTGAATGTCTATCTGACGGATGTCGCGACCAAACATGCCCGGCCTGCCGAAACAGCGGCCCGGATCGAGAGCATCCTCGATTTCTTCGGGGAGAGGGTGCTCGGTGAAATAAACGGGAAAATCTGCCGGGATTTCATCGCGCAGTCGTCGACCGAGGCGGCCGCTCGCCGCCAGCTTGAAGACCTGCGGTCGGCCATCAACTATTATCATAAGGAGGGATACTCGACCTCCGCGCCGAAAATCACTCTCCCGGAAAAGCCCCATCGCCGTGAACGGTGGCTGACCCGCTCTGAAGCGGCGCGCCTCATCTGGGCGGCATGGCGCATGTCGCAGCGCGCGCCCAGCGGGGATGGCAGTCTTCGGCGCACAGGCAGGCATCTTGCCCGCTTCATGCTCGTGGCACTTTATACTGGCACGCGGTCATCCGCCATTTGCGGAGCCGCGATTCGCCCCACGGAAGGCCATGGATATGTCGATCTTGAGCGCGGTGTGTTTTATCGACGAGCCGAAGGCGCAAGACAGACGAACAAGCGCCAGCCACCGGTACGCCTGCCCGACAGGCTTCTCGCCCATCTTAGACGATGGGCCTCAACCGAACTGGAAATCCACACCAAGGGACGGGCGAAGAGCAAGAACATCGGCAGGAAAATTTCGCAGGATTATGTCGTCGAGTGGAACGGCAAACCCGTGAACTCGATCAAGAAGGGCTTCCGCAGCGCTCGCAAACTTGCCGGCCTCGACACGGACGTGACGCCGCATATCTTTCGACATACCGCGGCGACATGGCTTATGCTGGCCGGAACTGACGTCTGGCAGGCGGCTGGCTTCTTGGGGATGACCGTTGAAACTCTCGTCCAGACCTATGGTCACCATCATCCGGACTTTCAGGTAGAGGCCGCCGAGCGGATCACCGCGAAACACGCCGCTTCACGCCGGCCAAAGAACGTCGTCAGCATCAATGATGCACAGACCGAGAACAAGCCGAACTCGCCCCACAGATTCCCCACAGATAAAACGGAATTGAAGGTGAACAAGAGCGTTTAAGGGTGATAAGAAAGCCCAGAAATCCGGGCATCTCCAAGAAATCCCCCGCGTTCGGGACGAGGGGGTCGGAGGTTCGAATCCTCTCACTCCGACCAT